CCACGCAGGGTCTGGTCCGAACTGGAATACCGTAATTCTTATTGGCGCGACAGGGGTAGGAACAGCTCAAATTGTCACATTTGCTGAAGATTTTGCCGGTTATACAGATGCCTGTATCACGGTAAAATACACCAAGTTGGCAGATTAAAGGGGTGGCTCTATGGAAAACACCTGCGTATGCTGCGGAGCCATCATCCCCGAAGGCTTACAGGTCTGTCCGATCTGTCAACGAACGTGGCCCACATTTTGAAAAGCCGGAGGGAAATCCCCTCCGGCTTTTTTTCAGAACTCCGGCCACCGTCTCTCACACTGAGGACACACCTGACGGCCTTCGGGGATGATAGCCCCACAACAGATGCAAGTGTTCACACCAATGCACCGTCCATGAAAATGATGCCGCCGTAGTCCTTTTTATACTTAGTTGTACCGTCAATCGTGCAGTTATAGCCAACAACAATTCCACCAAACCCGGAACTGGAGGAACCCGAATTGATCGCAACCGCATTATTCGTTCCGCTTACACGTCCACAGTATAGCGTTGTGCCGTCTGCGGAGATGCCTGCTTTGCTTTTATCAGAAACTTCTGAATAGTAGATGCTTGCCCATGTGCATGAATCAAACCACACCCCAAAGACGGCCATAGTGCCAACTAAGGCGACATCATAAACCTGGATACCATGTACATGCAAAGCCGCTACGTTAGAACCGGAAGTTGCCCCTTTGATCGTGAATTTGCTGATCAGAACGAAGCACATACACGATGAGACTTCGATGCCACCAGTAACAATTGTGCTTTCACGATCCTCGCCTATGATGGAAATGGCGTAATGATTCAGGTAGCCAGTCCCGAAAAAACCGGCGATTTTAAATCCGGCATATTCACCAGCGGCGACACTGATTTTAATTTCGCTTGCCCCAAGATTTTTTGGCAAAGAATCAATGGCCCTCTGAACCTGGCGGAACGGCTTGCTCTGGCTGCCATCACCGGTGTTATCGTTCCCGCTGGGGGAAACATAAATGGTTTTGAACGCATTCAAGCCTATTTGTTCCGCCCCGATGTTCGTCCGGGCCTGCGACTGTTGTTCGGAACTGAGCGTCTGCGGCGTAACGCTGACCGCATCCGCAATCCCCTGTTCGATTTTATTCAGATGGTCGGCGTCCAGCGCCGGGGCCTGACCGTTGACCCACACGGTTTTCTCGTATGCCATTACACCACCTCCAAACTATCGGCCGTTTTTCCGCAACAAATCTTCTTCATAAAAGTCCTCCTTTTGATCCGGTGCCCTTTTGGGCTGCTTCACTGTTCAGGTGGGCCACCCCGTCACGGTGGCTGTGGGGAAATCCTGGACCGACACGGCGGAAATCTGCATGGGGCCGCTCCATGTCAGGGGCCTTGTGAACCCCTGTACCAGATGCCGCTCCACCGGAGACCCCGCCTTGTCGCTCCGCACAATGGAGATCAGTTCGTTCTCGTTCAGGTGCATGATCTGGCTGCACGAAACCGAGACGGACTTTTGCAGTGCCGCGGACCGTTTCAGCTTCCACACAGCCAAGTCCTCGCACTGTCTTTTCGTGGAATATCCCGCCGCCCGGTAGCGCACGGTTTTGCGCCCAATCCGACTTACATTCGTGCTGCTGGCCGGGTCCAGATTCTGTGCCCGCGCCGCCACCTGCGCACTGTTGTTCACGGCTTCCCCAATCACGATGAAATCGTTGTACACCTCCGTGTTCTTCTCCGTGTACTCCGTCCCCAGCAGCTCCGCCTCGCTTTGGGAGAACTGCCACGCCAGCGGCTTGTCGCTGTCCAGAATGTCATCCTGAGAGGGATCGATCCGCAGTGCGCCGGACGCATCGTACCCGATCCACGCCGCCAGCATTTCCGCAAGGCCGAGGCACACGTCCGCATAGCTTCCGTTTTCGCTGTCCACCCGCAGGGTGTAGGGTGCGTCCGTCAGCTTGAACACAGACCCGTCCGCCAGCTGCTGAGTCTTGCCGTTGTAATATTCCGTAAATACCGGGGGCACGTTGTCCACCAGATCCCCGTTCCCCCGGTCCAGCTTCAGCAGGGCGGCGATGGGGTCAAAGACGTTGGTCCCTGCCTTTACCTCGTAGGTGCTTTCCAGATAGCCGAAAAGTGTTCCGTCCAGGTCCGACCATTTGTCCACCAGGTTGTACTGCGCCGTCCGCTTGGCCGGTTCCAGCGTCTCCACAGGGTCCTTCACCAGAAAGACCCCCTGTTGGATGTAAAAGTCCGTGCCGTCGCTGAGCACAAGCCCCTCGTCCAGTGCGATCCGGTTCCCGAACCACACCCGGTTGATGTTGTAATCGAACGTGCCGTCCAGATTCGCCAGTGTCACCGAGGCCGTCCGCCGCTGGCCGTTGTTCAGATTCACAGACAGGCTTCCGTCCGCGATAAATGCCCCGGCAAAGCGCCCCGTTGGGTTGTTGTCCAGTGCGAAAGCCGTGGAGCCGTCCGGCTGTAAAAACCGCAGACGGCACAGCTTGGTAAAAGGCCGGCGCAGCATTTTGCGGTAATCGTTCATCCGTTCCGCTTGGGTCATCTCTGCATCGCCTCCATCTTATGCAAATAAAGCGTCGCTGGATATGAGCAGGATACGCGCCCCGTCTGCGGAGCCGATCTCCACCCACGGCAGCGTTACCGTCTGCACCTGCTGTCGGCTTCCGTCCATGGTGCTCATGGAAATGGCACCGCCTGCCCGGATCTGCCACAGGTCTCCCCGCCTGTCTTTCAGAAACAGAGTGTCCTGCGTGGCTGAGAGGGCGTACACGGCGTCCCGCACCTCGTTGGTATCCGTATACTCCCCGTTCTCAAGAACGCGCCCTATGGCCGCTGAGAGCGTCCCGGAGCGGTAATCGCTGGGGGAACTTTGTACCGTTGGATACCGGGTGAAGTTGCTCAGTATGCCGGGGCTGTTGTTGTTGCTGATCCCGCCGCTGGCCACATTCAGGCTGAATCGGAAGATCGCCGCCGGGTGATAGGCGCCCTCTGCGTCCTTGGTGCATTGCAGGACCGTCCAGTCCCAGAAGATGGGCGTCACCGCGTCGGAGATCAGGGCGTTGGTCACGATAACGTCCGCGCCGTTCGTGTTTTTGCCGAGGCCGAACATATAGTAGCGGTATGTCTCCTGCGATACCGCCTTGCAGTCCCAGATAGCCCGCTCCGAAAGGGGCATCTGCGCCACAGGTTCCAGCGTGGCGTCTCCCTCGTGGTAGCGGTAAATGGCAAAGCCCGTCAGCGTCCCGGCAAAGGTCAGGTTGCCCGCCTGTAAGCCGCCACCGGCGAAATCCGTCTGAAACAGCGTGTTTCCGGAAAATGCTCCCGGTGTCCACCCTTCCAAACTCAGGATCTGAGACAAAATGCTTTCGTCCAGTGTCTCCCCCGTCACCCACAGATAGTCACAGGTCTGAACGCCGCCCAGCGTCAAAGATGTGATGGGTTTCCCCGTCAGGTCTGCCCCGCCGGTAAAGACCCGCAGTTCTTCGCGCTCCTGAATGGGAAACAGCTTGACGGACGGGAACAGGGTGGTCAGGGGATAAATGCCGCCCGCCAGCGTGATCTGCCGCAGATAGACGTTCCCGTTTGCGATCGCCACCGTAAACCGGTCTGTCTCCCGCAGCCACGGGAGGGCCTGACTCCAAACCGTGCTGCCCCCCACCGTCAGTTTGCCGCCGCTCTTGCCCAGCGAAAGCACTGCCGATGTCTCCCCCATGCCGATGGTCACAATGGGGTTGTCGCGGCTCACGTCCACTGTCCCGCTCCACACAAGGCTCCACGGCTGCGGGTAGTTCATGGGCTGTCCCGTCACCTCGTTCCATGTGACGCTGCCGTCGCTTCCGATGTTCAGTTTGCCCCCGGAGATCTCCGTACTGCCCGCCGCAGTTCCGGGGATGGAGTACAGCCCCGGCCAGCTTACCCGGATGCCGGACTGCTTGCAGTTGGGACACGCCACCACAGCGCCGGAGACCTCCGTGGTATCGTAGGCCACCCGGAAGCTCACCCAGCCGGTGTCTGCCTGAACGCCGTTTTCCGTCTGCACCTGACAGCGGACGGCGTAATCCGTGTCAGAAAACAGGCCGTCATATTCCATCCGCAGTTCCGCCGTGCCATAAATGCGCCCGCTGTCATAGAGGATTGCTTTGTTGTTCCCGGCCCGCAGCATCCACCGCACCCAGTTCAGCGTGTCCCCCTGCGCCTGCGTGTAGGCCGCCGTAAAGGCGTACTTCCGCACCGTCAGAGGCGAGGGGATGGCGGCCACGGTCAAAACCGGGGCCGTCCGGGTGAGAAAGACCGATGCGCTCCGCTGGGTCACGCTCTCCGCGTCGGTCGCCCCCCACCACTGCCGGATCAGCAGCTTGTACTGCTGTCCGTTTACCATCCCGGCTCCGCTCAGTGCGCTGGCCGGAATGGTGTAGGTGAATAGCAAGGTGTTCCCCGCGTAGTCCGTCCCGTAGAAAGGGCACCCCGCCGTCAGTTTTCCGGTGGAATATACCTGCGTGGACGCCGCATCGTTTTTGCAGATCGTCAGGGAAAACGCGGTCATAGCGGAGTTGCCGTTCACCTGCCAACTCACCGCCAGCGGCTTTGTAATGTCAACCGTGCCGTTTCCCAGTTCCCCAAGGGACGAGGGATAAATATTCGTTGGTTGGAATAACGCCATGCGCCCGCCTCCCTTAATGTTTGTAGAGGCCCAAGTTCCCGGCCCCGTGGTTCAATGCCTTCATGACCTGCGCAACGGTCAGGCGGTTGGCCGCCTCCGCCCCGATCTGAACGCCGTTTACGCTGTAACTGTCTCCGTAGTGGTCATAGCTGGTCCGGCTCATCACCGTCTTTCCCGGCATGGTGCCGCCCCGCTCCGCTGCGCCGTACAGCCACCCAAGTTCGCTCATCCGCTTTTGGAAGGTGCTGTCTGCGCTGGGTTCCAGCATCTTTTCCGCCAGCAGCGGGGGAATCACAATCTCGTCCTGACTGGTGGCCTTGATACCCCCAAGTCCCCGCAGGATGCCGCCGGAATCGTACTTCTTGTACGGGTCCTTGCCGCCGTACTTATCGTTGATCTTGTTCTGCCGTTCTTCCTTTAGTTTGTCGATGGTGGACTGACTGGCTCCATTCTTCTCCGCGTTCTTGATAGCCAGAGAGTAGTCCACGTTGCTGTCATAGCCCTTGCCGGAAGAACCGGAGGAATTGCTTTTGGAGGAAGAGGAACCGCCGCTGGAGGGCGGCTTAAAGCCTTCGTTCATTTCAGCGTCCGTCCAGCCGCCGCCGGGGTTTTTGTTGAAGTCAAAATGGAATCCACCGCCGGAAGAACCGCCTCCAGACGGGCTTGAACTCCCGCCGGACGGGCTTGAACTTCCGCCGGACGGTTTGCCGCCCTTGTCCGGGTCTACCCCGCCGTACATGGCGTTGATCTTGTTCTGCCGCTCCGTCTCTAACTGCTTGATTACGCCTTCCCCGGCTCCGGACTCCTTGGCCTGCTTGATGGCAAGGTTGTAATCCACGTTCTTGTCATAGCCAACGTAGTGCATTTCGTTGCCGTTTGCGTCAACCTTGGTGTAAATTCCCGACAGGTCATCCCGTGCCGCTCCCTGATGGACGTTGGTGGCGGAAACCGCATAGCCAAGTTTGTCATAGGTGATCACATAGCCGTTTTTTTCAACGGTTTTTCCCGCCAGCTTTTCGTCCCGGCTCATGTCCGGGCCTTTGTACTTGCCCTGCTCTCCTTTTCCATAAGGCGTTGTGTCCTTAAAATTCAGGTCGGCTGCACTGCCGTCCGCCAACTGCCAGCCGGAAGCGCTGCTTCCGTTAAACCCCTCATTCATTTCAGCGTCCGTCCAGCCGCCGCCGGGGTTCTTGTTGAAATCAAAATGGAACCCGCCGGTGGTCCCGGTCCCGTTGGTCACGCCGCCCGGTTGGCCGGGGAACTGTCCGCCGTTTATAGCCCCGGCAATGTACTGATTCAGCTTGCCCAGCAGATTGTTGACCTCATCAACCTGCTCCCGCATTTTGGGCGTCCCGTTTCTGGCAATGTCGCTGAGAATATCGCTGATCGTCCGGGTGGGGTTTTGCATGCTGTCCGTGATCCGCTTCCACTCGGCCTTTAGGGTGTTATAGGTTTCTTCGATCAGGGTTTTCTTGGCTTCCAGTTCGTCAATTTCCCGCTGAAGAGCCAACTCCCGCTCATATTCCGCCAAGTCCTCCTTGGCCTTTTCATAGGCATCCTGCGCGGACTTCACGGACGAGGCGTTGGCTTCCCACTCCCATTGTCCGGTTGCGGCGTTGAATACCCGCACCGTCCGTTCCTTCTGGGCTTCCAGCAAGGCGTTCTGCTTTTCCAGCACCGCCGCCTTCAGCTGTTCCAGTTTCAGAGCTTCGTCCTCGGCTTGCTTGGCGTCCTTCAGCGCTTCAATCTGCTTGTCAATGGCGTCAACCTGCTTGTCACGGGCATCCGCCGCTTCTTCCAGCTTTTTGTTTACGGCATCTTCCAGTTCGTCCCAAAGATCCTCCTGCAGCTCCTTGATCTGCTTGGTGATCTTCCAGTGCTCCGTGGACAGGGCGTTGATGTCCGCCTGACTGGCCCCGATCCGCCGCATATACTCCGCCTGTGCGTGGAGCGCCGCTTGGATCTGCCGCATCTTGTCGATCTGGTCCGCCGTGCTGTCCCCCCGCTCCTGCATGAGGGAAAGCTCCGACTTCCGCAGGGATACGATGTCCTTCAGCCGTTCCAGCTCCGCGTCCTTAGTGGATTTCCCCGTGGACGATGTGGTGGAGGACGTATCCACTCTGGAGGTGGTATCCACCGTCCCGCTGTCCCGCCCGGTGTCCGTAAACATGGACTTGTAGATCCGGTTCAGAACGATGGCACGGGCTTCGTCATAGGTCTTGGCCTTTCCGGTCTGCAACAGGCCCTTGATGGTCCGCTCTACATCCTGCGTCTTGGCGGCACCGATCATGCCCACGGAATAGGCGGCCGCCCCGGCTTCGGTGGCCAGCTGCCGCAGCGCCCCGATCTGCTGACTCAGGTCCAGCTTCTTCTCGTTCAGAACGATCATCCGCTTCACCAGATTGTAAATCTGATCCCCGGTTTTCCCTGCTTGCTTTTGTTCGCGGATCAATCCGTTTACATAGTATGTGATGCGGTTTGATGCTTCGTCATACGCTTTATTCAGTTTATCAAGTGCGGCCTTTGCCTCTGTATTCTTATCACCAAGCACATCATGAGCTTGTGCAAACCTGGCAAGTCCCGTGGTAACGGAATCGTATTCTCCCTGAAGTTCTTCAAGGTCTCCCCGGTTCTCCTTCAGCTTTTCAGAAAGTGCCGATGCTTGTGCAATCAGGGATTTCTCATACGTCTCCCCGGTCTGATAGGCTTTTTTCTCCGTTTCCTCAAACTGGACGCCCAGCGCCTCCAATTCCTTCCGGGACTTTTCCGCCGCTCCCGGAATGTACTGGTCCAGGTATGCGGTCAGTTCCGCATAGCTCTTAAAAGTCCGCCCAGTGAGACCCAGCGCCTCCGCACCGCCCCGACTTTCCCCCATAGAGGTCAGGTGATATACCGTCTCCCCGGTTCCTACATACCCTCCGGCGCTTTTCAGGGTGCGCTTGGCCTGTCTCTCTTCCAGTTTTTTGAGTTTTTCAATCTGCCGTTCCAGTTCGGCGTTTTCCTGTTCCAACGCCGCCTTTTCATTCAGAATTTCCGGAGTTTTTTCGTTCCAGCCAAGCTCATTGATCTCGGTGAGCCGCCGCCGATTTTCCTCCAACTTTTCTGTGTTGTCGGAAATGTCGGTGTTCAGTTCGTCAAGGCTTTTCCGGTAGTCCTCCGTGGCATTCCACAAAAATTCAAACGCCGCCACCGTCGCGCCGATGGCAAGAATCCACGGGTTCATGGTGATCCCAGCCGCCGACAGTTTTGTAAACGCCGCCGTCGCGCCCTTGGCCGCCGCCTGAATACCGATCAGCCCCAGCGACACCGCTCCGGCAGTCACCGCCGCGTGCCCAAGGTCCGTGTTCAGGGATTCTACCGCGCCGATCAGAACGTCCAGTCCGCCCTTAACGGTGTCGGTGCTCACCATGCTTTGAATGAACTCCGTCCATTCGTTTTTCAGAATGTTGGTCTTGCGGGTCCAACTGTCCAGCGCGTTTTCAATTTCCTTGTCCGCGCTTCCTACGGCGTTGGCGTAGTCTTTCAGCATGGACTGGTACATATCCCAGTTCTGGATCAGGGCCAGCAGTTGAGAGGTCCGCAGCTTGCCGCCGATGTCGCTGACCATCTCCATCAGCTTTTGTTCGGTCAGCAGCCCGTCCTTCATGCTCTGGGCAAGGCCCCCGATGGCTTCCATGGGATCAATGACCTCGCCGGTGGCCTTGGCCGCTTCATACGCAGCCGGGGCGTACTGTCGGATTACGTCCCTCAACCCGGCGATCTCCCCAGTGGTCCACGTCACGCCCTCGTCGATCTCGGTTTTCGTGTCCCCCACGATGTTCAGCACAAGTGCCCGGAACGCACGGGCCGCTTCGCTGCCGCTCCGCTGTGTGACCGCCGTGATCGTACCGATTGCCGCCGTCAGTTCATCGATCCCCACATGGGCCTGTGCCGCCACCGGAGCCACGGTCCCCAAGCCCTCCGCCAGCTTTTCAATGCTGGTGGCGTACTTGTTGTCAATCTCGTTGGCGCCGTCCAGCACCTTGGTCAATGCTTCAATGTTTCCCTTGTACTGATACGCCGCGTCCACGGACAGCAGGAATTGCTGTGCCGTTTCTGCGTTAGTGTCGCCAACCAGCTTTGTCTTGGTGGCCAGCTCCGCCAGCGCGTCCGCCTGTTCGCCGTAACCGGCACGGGCAAACGCCGCCACGGAGTTCAGATATTCGTCCGCCGCCTCGCCGTAGGCCGATGCCGTCTCATAGGCCCGGTCCCGCAGATTTTCCATCTGCTCCGCTGTAAAGCCAGTTACCTTGCGGACCGTCACCATTTCATCGTCCACGGCTTTCGTGGTGGAAATGGCATCCCGGAAGGCCCCAATGGTCTTGGAGACGATGGTTCCCATCACCTGCCATTGCAGCATTTTCAGGTAGACGTTGGTGAATCTGTCCCCTAACAGCCCGGTTTTCTCGGTAGACTCCTTTACGCCTTCACTGAGTCGGTAGACCTCTCCGGTCGCTTGGTCAATGGCGATCTTGAAGTTTTGGGCAGTCCCGTCCGCGTTCTTGACGCTTGCCCGGAATGTTTGAAACGTTCCAGCGGAATCCTGTACGATGCCCGTGGCCTTTACCTGTGCGTTTTGCAGTCCGTCCAGCGTCTTGATATACTCCTTGGCGCTTTCAGTGTTTCCGCTAAACAGTCCTTGGCTCTGCCCGTACTTGGTTTGAATATTGCTCCACGCCCGCTCAAACGCGCCGGCACTGTCCGCAGCACTCTTGGCGGCATTCCCGATGCCCACCATGCCCTCGATCTGCCGCTGGATTGATGTGGGATTATAAGGGGTGTTCTGCGCTGCTCTGGTCTGCTGCTGTAAATAGGCGTTGGCCTGTCGGGTGGCTTTCAGTTCTGCGGCAGCGGCTTTCTCCGCCGCTTGGGCCTGCTGTCGGTAGTTCCGGGTCACGGTCTGCTGGGTCACAGCAAGATCTCCCGTCTCCTTGTTCAGCGTTGCCACCACGCGGGTGGTCTCTCCCAGCCGTGCGGAGAAATCCCGCACCTGCCGCGTGGCCTGCCCGTTTGCGTCAAAAGTGGTGGAGACCTTCTGTAAATTCCCCGCCAGCTTCCCGGCGGCATTGGCCGCGCCGTTCAAGCCCTGCGTTGTGCCGTTCAGATTCACCTTTGTGGAGGAAACCGACGCTACCTCCTGCTTCAGCTTTGCGATCTCCGCTCGGACCTCTGTAAAATCGGGTACGCCCTTAAAGATAATTTGTGCCATGCTTCACCGCCCTGCCTTTACTTCAATATCCTTCGTCACCCTCCCGGCCCGTGTAGCCGTTGGCTTCGATCTGTAATTCTGCGTCCTGTTGGTTCATGGCCCGTACCAGCGTTTCCTCCGCCCGTCCGCCTTCTACCAGCTCCGTGACAAAATTTTCAAAAAACGGTCTGGCCGGGGGCCTCCGGGTCCAGTCATAGGGCGGGTCCAGATGCTCAATGCGCCCGATCAGTGCGTCTCCGTTCAGCGGGTTTTCCACCTGTTCGCTCTCGCCGCTTGGCTGGTAATCCATGGAAACGCTGTCCTCTGTCACCGCAAACTCCGTGTTGCCGTCAATGTCAGCCAAGCCGCCGTATTCTCCCCGCCGGATATATTCCTTTGGGTCGAATTTTTCGTATACGTCGCCCTGCACGTGCTCAAAAAGGCATTGGGACAGATCCTCCCGCAGCGTGGGCATGGCCCCCGCCAGCGCCGCCTTGAACCGCTGTTCCAGCGCCGCCATGTCCTCGTCCAGCCCTGTGATCCTGGCAGATGCGCTCCCGCTCATATCCCCGCTCCTTTCCGTCATTTTCGTGACCTCACGAAAATGGTCCCAGGCATACGCCAAAGCATGAGTCTCTCATGCCCTCCCGTCTGCCGGGGAACAAAAAGCGGAGCCGACCGCCGGGTTTCCCCGGCAGTCAGCCCCGCTCGGCTCATCCTATCCAACGCTTAGGATAAGGCGTTTTTGGTGTGTCACTTACTCGGCGGTGACTTCCAGAACCGCCTGCGCGGTGTACTTGGCGGCTCCCTCGGCGGGATACTGGATGGCGATGCTCCCGGTGCCCTGCGTACTCCCGGCGGTCACAATGCCGTCCGTGGAGACCGTGGTCCCGGTAGCAGTCCCGGCGGTCACGGTGTACTTCAGCAGGCTTGCGGGAGAGGGCATCACCAGTTCGCCGTTTTTCATGACCAACTTGGCATTCACGGGGGCAGTGCCACTGGCAGCCACGCTCACCACGCCGCCGATCACGGCGATCCCGGCCACCTCGTCGCTTTCCTCGTCAGGCACCAGCACCATGTAGGCCACGGTGCCCATGCCGCCGCAGGCGTCGCACTCAGCGGATACCACCTCCGCGTCCTCGTTGATGGCGCGGCCGGTGATGGTGGTGGTGTCGTAGTTGGTCTGGTCGCCGGTGGTGTTGGCCCCTTCGGGGTTCAGATACAGGCGGGGCACGATCAAATAGCCCCACCCCCAACGGGTGCCCTTATTCTTGCCGGACACGTTCTGATACACGGCGATCTGAGCGGTGAAATGGACAATGCGGCCATTGAACGCACCGTTCACAATGCCCACCTGGGCCGCGGGCTTCTTGGCGAAGTACCACACCTTGTAGCTCTTGCCGTTCTCAGCGACAAAGCCGGTAATAGCGCCGGTGGCAGGGTCGATGGGATAGGGAACGCCGCCCACAGCGTAGGAGGACGCGGCCCCCACCTCCTGCACGTAGCAGAAGATGTTGGAATAGCCGTACTGGGCCACCGGCACCAGCTTGCTCACGTCGGCCTTCAGGGAAGTACCCGCGGCCTCCACCGTCTGGCAGACGGGGGAAACGGCGTTGTAGTTCACGGTGCCGCCCACAGCCATCATCTTGCTCATCAGGTCGAAGTCCGCGCGGGTGAAGTTCACCTGCGTGTCGCTGTCGCTGGCAATGATGGTGGCAATGCCGTTGCCAAGGCCCGCCCGCAGGGGGTCGGTGTTGGCGGAGAACTGAATGTTGCCGGTGGAAAACTTGTCGCTCTGGCTCAGAATCTCCCCGGTGGAGGGGTCCTGAAGCTGTGCGGAGCAAATGCCCTTAGCGTACAGTCTCTTGTCGGTAAAAGTGATCATGTCTGTTCACACTCCTTTTAATGTTCCGTATTGTTGGTAAATTGACTCAGCGGGGTCATGGCCCCCGTGTCCTCCCGCTCCCGGTCATAGAAAAGGTGGGGTACAGGGTTCCCGCCCTTCCATTTGGTGCCGCCGCCCTCCGAAATGCCGCAGATCAGATAATCCGCCGCCCGCTGGATGGCTTCCTGACGCCGTTTCAGCTTCAGCAGGGGCCATTCGTCCATCTCTGTTTCCTCACAGCCTGTAAACAGGGCGATGGAGGAAAGCAGACCGGCCGGGTCCCGGCGCAGCTTCGGCCCATTTCTTCGGGCCAGCTCCGCCTCCGCTTCCAACAGGTCCGGATTGGCGTCCTCATCCGTCAGCTCAATGCCGTTCTGGTAGGCCAGAATGGCCCTGAGTCGCTGGAATTGTACCGGGGTAATGGTGATTTCTTCCTCCCCGTTCCATGTAAAGGATATTCCCTTTAAATCCATTGTGTTTTCAGGTGAAAGTTTCACATGAAACAGGCGGATGCGGTCTGAAAGGCTCCGGCCCTCCCCCAGCCGCAGCGCCAGCGCCAAAAACGCAAGCGCCCGGTTGAAAAGGCCCACCGGTTCCTCCCCCCGCTCCATACTTTCCAGATCCATGACCCAATAGGCTGTCAGTAGAGGCATGACCGCATAGCGCACAGGGAGCGCCTGCTGGATCACGTCAATGGCGGGCCTCGCCCGCTCAAATTCCTCCTGCTCACATACCCGGATGGGCCATAGGGTCAGTCCGGCGGTTTCTACGGGTTCGTAGCGGTCCGCCGCCCGCTTGATATTCCGTGAGAGTTCCATTTTTTAATTCATCCTCTCCAATATCTGAAATCAAATGGCAATGCCCGCGCTGGCAAACAGCGCCGCAATACAGGCCCCGGCGATCAGCCAGATCACTTTGTCCACGAGGCTGTCCCACCGTTTGGCGGACTTCCCTTCCATCTCCGTCATCTTTTCATCGATCCGGCTCACCTTCGTCCCCATTTCTTCTTGCTTGGTCGCCATTACCTCTACGCTGGCAGTCAGCTTGATCAGCGCCTGCTGATCCCGCTCCACCTCCTCCATGCGGTGTTTCAGGGACTTGATCTCGTGCTCATGCCCCTCTATCTTTACGGCTGCTTCTTCCATGGTCATGGTGGCTGTCCTCCCGTTGTGAATTTAGTAGTCCTCAATGGTATCCCCCATGGCGGCTTCGCTTTCCGCCCAATGTATGCTCATTTTCAGTTCCCGGCCAACCACCGTGCCCGTCTGGTCATATACCGGGCGGCTTCCGTTGTCCGCGTGTGCGGTACGGGAAAAATCGCACACGCCGATCCCCGCCAGATTTACCCCATTCAGCGCTTCGAGGATGCACTGCTCCATATCGTAGGAGCGGGCGTATGCCTCCGTTTTGGTGGTAGTCTCCTGATTCACGTTGCAAGAAATCACAAACGTGATCCCGATTCGCGCATCAAAGGGCGTCTGTGCAAAAATGCGGCCCAAATAACATTTGATCGTGCTTTTCGCCTCCGTCTGGGCTTCTCCCCAGAACTTCTGAGCGTAAAGGCGATACCCTTTCGGGTGCTTGCGCCGCTGGGCATCCGTGTCTACCACCGGCTCGTTTCCGTCAAAAAGAAGGCTCTGCTTTTCCTTGGCCGTGGGCAGCCGCTCTCCCAGCGGCTTGGCCCCGTCATGCCATAGATATTTCATCAGCCGGACACGGGGCCGGGTGTTGTCATCCACCGGCTCGTAGCCGTCCGGCAGCGGCAGATCCATCAGATAGGTCAACAGCTTGTGGGGGATTTCCTCTGCCCCACAGAAGGTCAGAAACGATGGCATAACTCTTTCGTATGGATATGTAGGGCTGTGGAAGGCCGGGTTCATTGTGCGCCGCCTTTCCGCTGCTGAAAGGCCGCGTCAAAGGCGCTCCGGGCCTCCTTCAGGTCATTCAGCGTCTTTTGCACCGCCTCCGGCGTCATGCTCTGCGCCGCAAGGTCCTGAAACCGGCTCACGGGATCGTTCATGGCTTGCAGCATCCCGTAAATCTCCGTTTTCAGCATCTTTTCCAGATCCCGGTAGTCCGCCAGCAGGTCAAAGGCCTTGTCCCGCAGCTCCGGCCCTTTCCCCTTCATGCGGTCGATCTGATTAAAAATGTGCCCTCCGGCCCAGCGGTCATAGTCGTCGGCGGACATGAGGTAAGTTTCCCCCTCCACCGGTTCAAAGTCCTCTCCCAGATACAGCTTTACAAAGCCGCCCATGAGATATCGGCTCCGCCGCTCCACGTTTTCCCGGTAATAGGGCAAAACCTCTCCCTGTTCAAGCCGCACCTCCATCCGGTCAAAGCACCGTCCAGCGCACTCCGCAGCAAACGCCGCCTTTTCCATCAGGGGTACATAGTCTCTGGCTGCCAGCAGCCCTTCTTCTGTCAGCTTTTTCCATTCCATATACGTCATTCCTTTCAGATTTTTTGGAATTTTTCACGGTCAATCCCTCGCAGGGGGCACAAGGCCGCCTGCGGCGTGTTCTCCCACTGCCCGGTCACGCCACACAAATGCTGGTGGGCGCAGATAGGGAATTTCTGCCCCGGCTGCTTCTCGCACAGCAGGCTCACCGTTCCGGGCCGCTTGTAGGCGTATGGGCACTTATCTGCCATCAGAACCCCTCCAATTCAATCTCCGCGCTGACGCTCTCGCCCTCGCATTTGGCTGTTACCGTCAGCGGTTTCGGGCTGTAGCCCCAGCACCGTACTGTCAACTGGTTTCCATTGACACTTACGCTGTAAGAACCCTCTGTGGCTCCCTCATAGGTCCACTCCACCACCGCGTCCTGTCGAACGCCGCCAATAAACAGCGCCGCCTCCAAGGTCTCCACATCGTAGGGGGCCATGTACTTGGGAACCTCATTCAAAAACCGTATCGCCGGTGTTTTTGCCGCCGATGCCTCCACCGTCACTGTAAACTCACCGGCACAGTCCAGGTTCTGTTCCAGTGTCGCCTTGATCTGGCAGGTGCCCTCGCCTACCGCTGTTACCACGCCTTTGCCGTCCACCGTGGCTACATTGGGATCGCTGGACGTCCATACATAACCGATGGGGTGTGCCTCCGTGGTCTCCACCTCGGCCCCATTCCGCCGGGAGGCTGCGGTAAATTGGGCCGAGTCTCCCGCTGTCATGCGAGGCGCCCCGGTGACAAATACCGCCCAGGAGAAGTTCTTCCCCCCTGCTACCTTCGCTTCCATATCGTCGATCTCGTGGTTCGGCTCCTGCATCCGGGCGTTGAAATACAGCAGGTGTGTACTCTCATCGTCCCCGGTAAACTCCTGCGTCACGTCGGAGTAGCCCGTGATCTGATAGGCCCGCCGCCCTAAGATCAGGCGGCTGTTCTGGTCCAGCTGCTCCGTGTTTTCGTTTCGCTGGCAGATGATGTTGAAATATCCCTGCATGATGAGGGTCATTTCCTGAAAGTCATTGGATGTGGCCTGCGCCAAGGACTTTTCCACAAGGATCGGTTCTTCTCGGATGTTCCCGTACCAATCCAGAAACCGCCACACGGCGTTGCACCGCCGCATAATGCCGCACCCCGACACGCTGGACAGGTTGGATGGGTTCGTTACCAGCCAGTAGGAACCCATGGTCTCCACCTTAGCTCCCTCCGGGATGTAATCCACCCCGGCGTCCGCCACCAGAAACGCCTTCTGGTCATCGGTTTTCCGGGTAAGGCTGACGCCCTGCTTGGTGGTGTCGGAGAGCCGGATGCGCTTTGTGCTCCACCGGTAGAAGTCTCCGGGAACCAATCCCTGCATCCGGGCCGTCACAAAGTCCGTGGCGTAAGGAGCCATTTCCTCCGCAAACAGCGCCGTGGCATCCGCAAAATACTGCCGCTGCCGATCCCTGTATTGGGCCGGAGCGTTGGTCGCCCTGCCGTTCCCGCCGCTCAAAAGGCTGATGTTTTTCATGCTCCGCTTAACATCTGCCATGTGCCCCCTCCTTTCAGATCAGCTCTATCCGCCGCGTAGATCGGCGGAACGCCGTGGCGTATGCACAGTCCTGCTCATACTTCCGCAATTCCTCGTTCAAAAGCCCCCGGTTTTGCAGTTTCTTCTTATTGCCCTTTTCCATGTACTGTGACTCGTTAGGCGGGTTAAAACTCCGGTCATGATCTTTGGGCGCGTCGCTGAGCCAGTTGCGGAAAAACCGCTCGTCCCATACGGAGGCTACGCACAGTCCCAATAGCCGCTTTTGCTCCGCCGTCAGGTCATGGGCAAAGGCCCCGTCGGTGTAAAAGTCCATCTCGTACTGCAATCCCGCATCCATCTGCGGCGGGAAGGTCACGGTCCCGGTCTCCGGGTCATACACCGCCTCTCCATACGGTACTAAGAGCACGGACCCGTCCGGCTGCTCCGCCCGCTGTGCGCAGGAGAATAATTCGTAGCCGGTCATCCCTGTTTCCACCTTGGTCTCCGCCGTCAGGCTTTCCTCCGTGGAGACCCATGTGCTGTCTCCGTATGCCGGTTCCGTCAGTCCATTTTTCAGGTAATCCACCATCTCAGGGGGACGGTTGAATACCGGGATCGCGTTTTTCATGTACAGGCTCATCCGACGCAGAAACTGTGCGGGGTTTTCCTCCGCCTGCCTTGTCAGCCGCACGTCATCAATAAAAACCTTGGCATGGTCGGAAATGATCTCGCTCCAACTCGTTCCCATAGCCGTCCCTCCTTTTTGGCCTGTTTTATATGTTTTCCGTCCCGCCCTGTTTTTTCGGAACGGTCATGTTCTGTTTTAATATTGCCCCATGCCGCCGCATTCCCAGTAGCATGGGGCTTTTCGCCTGGTTTCTCTCAGCCGGTCCAGTCGGCCTTTAATCAAGGTTGAAAACCTTTTGCAAACGTCCAGTGAAGTCCCCCAGCACTTTGCGCATTTCGGTATTTTGTGCAGCAAGAATGAATACACCCTCGATTGATGCCCGTTTCTCGTTCCGCTGCTCCGCACGAACAATAAACTTTTCCTGTTTCAACGCAAACCACGGGACGGCCTCTTGATTTGCTGAATTTTTCCGCACGTCTCCCATAATTCTTGTTGTATTTTGCTGTGCACCATTCAAGGTTGTCCGCGTGGTTGTTCCCCCGGTTTTCATCAATGTGATTGATTTCCGGGTACCGATTGGGATTCGGCAAATATGCCATAGCCACAAGTCGATGTACGTAATACTTTTTTGGCCTGCCATCAATGCACACGCACACATGTTTGTATCCGTGGCCGTTATCCATTTGCTTTAAAGTTTTGTTGCTTTTTAGACTAAAAACCTCTCCGCTTTTGCTTACCGCATAATCGCCGTTCAAGATGCGTTTTAGCCCGTCCAATCGGCTTTCACCTCTCTTGTGTCGATGTGCGTAAAGCCCTTTTTCGCGTAGATCCCTACGCCGCCCCAATCGGGCATCAGCTGTCGGGCGTAGGCCGCCACCTGCGCCGGAGTCTTTCCCCGTACCACAATGTCAGCCGCCGTGCCGTAGCAGTGCTGGCTGTGTGCCACGCCGCCCTCTTTGGCGTTGTACTGGGGCGTCCGGTAGGCACTGTTGATTACCACAGCGGAACCGAAATGTGTGCGGATGGATTCCAGCACCATCACAAGGCGGGGCGCCACCAGAATGGCGTCGCTGCCGTCCCTGCAGGCAAACTCCCGGACCTTGAAGTGGGCGGAAAGACGCTTGTTCCCGTCCTTGGCCTTGGAGTATCCGTTGATTTCTACCATGGGTTTTCCTCCTTTCGGTTCCGGGTCGATGTTCCAAAAGCAAATGTAGTTCTGCACCCGGCGGCTGGAATAGATGTACTGATTCCCCGCCTGTGACAGCTGGGTGGACCCGCCGCCGTCCAGCATCAGCGCGTAGTCGATGCCGGGAATGGCGCCCAGCGTGGCTTGCAGTTGGGCGGGAGTCTGGTTTCGCACTCCCTCCTTCATGGCGTAGACCCAAATGCTGCCGTCCTTCAGTCCGTAGATGGCGGTCCGTCCGGCGGCCCGCTTCACGTCCGGTGTCATATCCGGAAGTGCCAGCTTTTTCCCCTCGTTGATCAGAAACACACAGGAAATGAAGTTTTCGTACTTCGCCATCTCCCCGGAGACAGCCACCGTAAAGCGGCTGTCCCCGTTGTTCCATGCAAGACCCCGGTAGGCGTAGCGATCATTGGAAAGCACCTTCCCATTCGCCTTCACGTCGCAGGTCGGCACCCACTTGGCGGCATTGAAAAGGGTCCCGTTGATCACCACGTCCGCCCCCGTCAGCTTTCGGACCTGTGACGCCGTTTTCTTTCTGTTCTTCGGCGTTACAAATACCCGGATCTTCCCCGGCGTCACACGCACGTTCATCTGTTCAGATTCTTCCGGCTGTAGCAGCAGCCCCGGCTGTCATAGCTCAGCTCCCAGTGACCCACGGTGATGGTGGTGTCGGCGCGGCTCTCGTCCCGATCCATCACGGGGATGGCAACGCCGTAGACTCCGCCGCCCAGTGCCTTGTTGGAGTAGCGGATAGGCTTGCCGTCGCTGGCGGTTTTGTAGATGCCGTCTTTCCCGTCATCCTCGGCGGGGATAAAGCCCTCCTTCATTTCCTGTTCCGTCCAACCGGACACGCCGCCGTCGGGATTCAGGTGGAAGTTTGCACCGGCCTCCTTCAGGGCCTCGTTGATCTCATCAATGCTCTTGCCGTTCTTCTTGCCCTCGTTGATGATCTCTGCATATTTCTTTTCCATGATTTGTTCTCCTTTCAAATCAAAAAATGGTTGTTGATTCTATCTATGCCCCCTCGTCGTTTCCCCGTTCCTCGTCCTCAAGGAGGGGTTTCCAAAGGGGATTCCCCCGTCTCCCGTCTTATGGGAGAGGGTTTTCAAAGGGAGAGGGCCGCAGCCCTCGCCCTTTGTGCCAGAGGGGGGATGGGGGACGGTGGCGTCCCCCATGTTTCTGGTGGGGGTTTAAGGGGGAGGGATCTTTGCGCCAAAGATTCCTTCCCCTTGCCCTGACATGGGAATGTCCCCCTGCGGGGAGCGCAATTTTAATTACTCATCTGCTTTGCGATCTGATTCACGCCGGTGCTGGCCAGACCGCTTACAATGCCTACTGCCACGGCGGTAAGATAGTCCGTTGCGGGAAAGTCTGCCATAATCAGCATTCCCACCACGCCCAGAACGCCGCCGGATACGCCCACAATAATGGGAATCCACTTGTTCTCAATGGCGGTGGCCTTCACAGCCATGCCGATCAGGTAGCAGATCACCGTGATTACCGCCACGCTGGCAATGCCAAATCCAGAAATATCCATGTCTAATTCCTCCTTTTATTTTTAGTCCTCTTCCGCTGCCTCCGCGCTGTTCAGCGCGTCCAGCACCGGGCGGAACATTCCCTTCCGCCGGGGGTCCTCCTTGGGTTCCTCCGCATACCGGGCCTTGTTCTTCGCGTTCAGCTGCTTCAGCAGTTCCCGACGGTCAGAGCTTACCTCGCCCCGCTCCCATGCGTCGTAATAAGCCTTGGCCACCATCTCCTGATGCTCCGTGCAGAGATCGTCGAAGATGTCCAGCAGCTTGTCCCCCATGGTCACGGCGCAACGGAAAGCCGTCTCGTCCAGCACCTCGCCCTTGCGGTACGCACAGTGATACACCGCCCGTTCCTCGTCCGTCATGCCGGAGAGCACCACCAGCCAGCGCCGCTCAATGAGCCGTCTTGCCGTCTCATCATAGAACCGGCTCCACTCGCTCTTGGGCACCATCACGGTGCCGTTCTTCCCGGTCACGGTGCCGTACATCCCGTTGGGACCGAATACAGCCAGATTATCGTCCGCCACCGGGGCGCACCAGCGGAGCGTCACTTTTTCCGTGTCCGCCATCACCTGCACCACTTGGGGTTTGACCTCCGCCATAGCCTTTGCAACGGCCTCCGCCGCCGCCTGTTTGGCGATCTCCGCTACCTCATCGGCTGTATAGAGCTTTTCGGGTTCTTTCTCCGCCGCAGGCGCTTTCTGCTCTGCCACGGGCGCAGCCTTTGTCTGTTCCCGCAAGGGCTGGTCGGCTGCTTCCAGCTCCTGGGCTTCAATCCCCGCCGCCACATCTGCGGCCGTCCGTTTCTCTTTTGCCATCCTTGTCCGCTCCTTTCAGATAAAAGATGCTGGTTTGTTTCTTGCGCTTCGCCCTCATGCGGACTTCGCGCCATATCTGCGGGAGAGAGGGTTTCCTCCCTCCCGCTTTGGGTCTTACGCGTTAATGACGGCCATTTTATTGGCGGGGACCGGCACACAGTCGATGGACATAGAAACCACTGCGTCGATGCTCATGTCTGCGGTCTGGTCGGGGGTCAGCTCCAACTGAATGGGAGTGCCCTCTTCCACGCCGATGAACACGGGCTTGTAGCCGCCCACGGCGGTCAGCCAAATCTTGTCGGCGGGTACGATGTCGGTCACGGTGGTGTTCTGAGTGCCGGGGACAATGGCGGTATCAATGGGCATCAGGTTCATGCCCATGTACTCGCCAAGGAACCCATAGCGCGTCCAGTCCAGCCCCAGCATGGTGGACAGGGCCGCATCCAGGTTCACGGTGGAGGCGTTCACCACACCGCTGGGCAGTGCCTTGGTCAGTGCGGAGGGACGGCCAATGGCCATCACATTCCGGTAGCGAGTCCCGTTCACAACGCTCACGCGTTCACCGGCGGTGACCCAGTTGGCGGAAGTGTTGGTGAAGGTCATGTTGGCGGGCACATAGGCGGTGTTGGCGGTCATCTTGGTCAGGGTGCTGATCCACAGAGCGGTGATCTTGGAGTACATACCGGCGGCCAGGGCGTTGAAGAACCGGCCCATGTCGGCATCGTTGCCCACCAGCTGATACCACTTCATGCTCACCCGCGCGGTGCGCAGACGGGGGTTCAGGGTCACGCTCTTGTTGTAGAGGGTGTTGGCGGGCTTGGAGCGGGACGAGCCCCAGCTGTCATCCTCAAAGAGGAAGATGTCGTTGGACATGATGTCCAGCTCCTTGGTCTGGCCGATGGGCACGGTGGTCATCTCAGCCAGCCAGCCCAGCCCGGAACTCATGACGGTGGGCAGCATGGGGGTCACGATCTCGGTGACGATCCCGGCCAGAGTCTTGAGGTACAGGCTGTCGCTCATGAACTTGCGCTGGTTGCGGCGGAACTCGTCCAGATCAGCGGGGGGAATCTCCCCGCTCAGAGCGCACACCCGCTTGGCGCAGAAAAGCAGCAGGTTCTTCTGAAAGTTGCGGTTGGTCATGCTGTAACTGTTCTGCCCCTCGCCGTCCGCCAGCATGGCGGTGAAATCGTCGGGCTGCTTGGTCATGACTCGCAGGGCGCGTTCGTCCCGGCCCAGACGCTCACGCATCAGCAGACGGCCACAGGTCACGATGAAGGCCCGCTCCCGCTCCGCGTTGCTGAACTCCTTGGCTGCGCTGTCATATACATCAGGATTGATGCTGTTCAGTTTGATTGCCATTGTTGTCACTCTCCTCTCGTTTCTCAGCCCGCTGCCGCGTCAACCTTGCAGGCCAGCACGTCCACGAACTCAAATGCGCTCTGTGCGCCCTCGGTAAAGGTGCCGCCGGTGGGCAGAACCTTGAAGTACGGAGTCCCCACGTCGGTGGGAGCAGCGCTGGCGGGCACCAGCAGACCGTTGGCAATGGTCAGGAACTTGTTGGCCCCCAGAGTGGTGGACAGGTTGCCGATGCCGAAGCGGTAAATCTTGTTCCCGTCGAACACGATCTTGGTGAAGGTGACGGGATAGCCCTTGGGCGCAGGCAGGCCCAGCGTGTTGGCGCCGACCTTGTAGAGGTTGCCGGTCGCGGGGTCCTGAACCATGTTCACGTCATAGGGGTTGCAGGCGAAAATGCCGTCGCCCTCGCTCTTCACGGCGGCTCCGGTGGCCTTCATGTTCCAGCTGTTGCTGTTCTTGATGGTCACGGTGGAGCCGGTGGGGCCAACGCCCACATAGCCCTCGCAGTCCATCAGCTCGTCCTTCACGCACAGGAAACCGGCGGAGCACAGCTCATCCTGCTTCTCGCCGTTCTGGAACTTGCCGGTGATGTTCAGAGTCTCGTCGAATACGCGGTTGGTCACGCGGGGCCAAAACGCAGTCTTTTCAATGTATGCCATTGTGATTCACTCTCCTCTCGTATCTCAGCCGTTCATGCGGGCAAGCATTTCCTCAATGCCGCCGCCCTCACCGCTGTTGGTCTTGGGGTTGTTCCATGCGAAGGAATGCTGCTTGGCGGCCATTTCCTTCTTGCGCTTCTCGGTCTGTGCCTTGCCGTGTGCGGCCATCAGGTCCAGCACGGCGCGGTCTGCGCCGCAGAACTTCCCGTCAGTCTCCATGGCTGCGAACTCCTCTGCCCGGTCACACAGGCCCTTGGCAGTCTCGGTCATGTCGGCGTCGCCTTCCACGGCGCAAGCCTGGATGTCCTCCAAGGCACCGTTCACGGCTTCCTTCACGGCCTCCACCCGGCGCTCATGCTCGGCGGCTTCCATGGTGCGGATCTTTTCCTCCGCCTTGTCCAGACGTGCCTGCAGTTCTTTCACATCCTCCGCTTGCTGTCCCTTTGCGGCGCAGGCATAGTCCACGATGTCGCTTACCTCTACCGTGGCCTCCGCCCCTTCGCCAAAGGGGAAGGCTGCCGTGAGATAAGCGGGCTTGATGCGGCTCTCCACCACGGCGCCGTTATCCTCCGCGTTAAAGGCGTAGGTATAAGCGCTGCCGGCAGAGTCCACGAGGCCAACGTGCATCCCGTCCTCGCTCAGAGCGACCACGCGGTAGCCCGAGAATTTCTCGGACATGGCCTCCATTGCCTTCTTGCTCATGATGTTCACTCCTTTTCTCTTGTTCGTTTCGTTGCTTCCCTTTCCGGGGTCCAGAGACGCCGCCCGCAGTTTCAATGTCTTAAACTCTTCCTGCATGGCACTCAGCGCCTTGATCCGCGCCCCCGGAATTGCCGGCGGCACACCTTTTCCAAGGACCGTTACCGCCAAGCCTTCCCATTCCGTAAAAACTTCAATGTCTCCATCCTGGTAAGACTTACTTACAATGGTCTCCGCCGACACATCCATGCGCCCTGTCCGCACAATGAGATCGACAAGCTCCTTTGCGTAAAAGGCAAACAATTTGCCTTTTGCGGTGATCCATGTATGACCATCTCTTTTTACAAGAGCAAAGTCCTTTTTGTCATCGGACAGCGTTCCGACGATGCGCTCCGCCGTCCCATCGAGGTAGGAATAGTATTCCTCCCCGGTCTTTGGGTCGATTTTCTTCCGGGCGTTGTGCCCATCCCCGATCTTTCCATTTACATAGGCAATCAGGATTGGACGCCCAACAAATGTCAGATAGTGGTTCTCAAGGTTTTGATAATTCCATTTATTCTGGTTTTCCGCGTCCCGCATGATCCACAGCTCCACTTCAAATTCGTGGTTGCTGATTTTTTGCAGAACCCGCAGTTCACCCATGGCAGACGCCGGTTCCTTTTTCTTGATTCCCAATTTGTTTTCCCCCCTTATCTGGTATTCGCAGCAGCGTTTCCGCTGATTTCCCACGTCGCATCCTTGCTCGGATCGTGCTGTCTGCTATTCCCGTTTCTTCCGCCCATTGGGCCACTGTCTTTTCTTCTCCATTCCATGTGATTCTTTTGTTCACACGGGTGTTGTTTAGCTGGGTTTTCATGGTCGCCCACCGGCAATTCTCCGGGCAATAGTTGCCGTTCACATCAATGCGGTCTATGGTGCATTCCCCTCTCGGTGCTGTTTCGTCATACCCGTTGGCAAGCGCCCAATCCCGGAACGCTTCAAAACTCTCAGCCCATTCTTTACAAACCGTGATGCCTCTGCCGCCGTAATGCCGAAAAGCGTTGCTTTTCTCGTTCCTACAACGCGATCTCATCCCAACCCAGACCCGGTAAAGATGTGTACGGCTTTCAAAGTGTTTTGTGTGATTTGGCGTATGAGAAACCGATACCTCTAATCCATAGCAACCGCAGCTTTGGGTATGTCCGGTTCTTAGTGATTGTCCGCAAACCACGGTTTCCTTCCCGCAGTCGCAGATACAGCGCCATTGTGCTTGTGCTTTAGGGCTTTTTATCCGCTCAATCACTTGCAGACGCCCAAACCGTTGTCCGCTCAAGTCAATTAAACGTCCCATATTCAATTACTCCCTTCGGTAATCCCCTTATTGATAAAACCGGGGAAGGCGGTAAGGGTGCCGCTTTTCGGGAGCTACCCTATCCCCTGTTTATCTACTTATTCGAAAAACAGGTGTTCGATCCAGTTGTCATAGCTGGTTCCACTGGATTCCGTGGCGTCATACATCTGCCATGCGTAAAGCATGGTCTCGTAGCTTTTGCTGTTCTCCATCTGAAGGTTTTCAAATTCCCTTGCCAGAGGATACAGCCCAACTTTTTCGCTGGTTCCCACGCAGTCCCGCAAGGCGCCCTCAATGTCCTCCAACAGCCGGATCACCTCTCCGAAAACGCCGTCCATGTCCTCCGGCCGCTCCCGGTATTCCGGGGTCTCCGGGTATTCCTGCATCAGGTGCCGCTGGTGGAGAATGTCTCCGATCACGTCAAACCGCTTGGGCTGTTCGTGGGCCAGACGATGAATGGCGTCCGCCGTGTGTACCAGTCCAAACTCTACCAGAACCCACTCCTTCAGCGTGTCCAGACCCCGTGCGGCGTTCTGGTATGCCGCCGTGGCCCGCCTCGCCGCGTCCCGCAGAGGGGAAAAGCGGGGGTCCTCGTAATTGTAAATTTCCCTCAGCTTTGCCATGTGGTTTCCTCCTCTCATGTTGAAAAAAAGCGCTGCCCACGCCGGTCATTCCGGCGTCAGCAACGCTTTGCTCCTCCCGCTCACCGCTTAGAGCGGGGTGCTCTGTTCACTTTTTCTTCGGCTATCCGCCGTAGGTGTCAATGTCCGCTTCCTGCCCCTCGCTGGTCACGGTGCCGTCCCCCTTGGGTCTCCCGCCGGGGTTCAGATCGTGGGCCGCCTGGGGCGGCAGTCCGCTTTCGGACTGCTTGGCATTGTAGCTGGTCACCAGCGGTAGCCGCTTATCCATGATGCCGCTTGCCTTGATGGCGTTGGAAATGCTCAGATCGTCCAGCAGAGAAAGATCGTTCATCGCCATGTAGATGATGGTCTGGGGCAGGATTCCGAGGGTCATGCCCTGCTTGGCCTCCTCCATCCGCTTTTCCTCTGTGGAGAGGGTCCCAAAGAGCGAGAACCGCCACGAATATTTCAGATTCAGCTTGTCCATAATGGCCGCCATCATCCGTTCGTAGCCCCGGTATACGCACTCCGCGAATTTCCCTTCGATCTGCAGGGAGATTTGAGCGATGCCTGCCTTGGGGTCCTCCGTGGTGGGTACAATGGCGGACAGCCCTGCCTTGTTCATGGCGTAGCTGTACCCGGCTGCGGAAATCTTGGTTGCGCTGGGTGCTTCTGCCAGCTGGTGCATTTTGATGTTTTCCACAGGGGCCGTGAACCAGCCGATCCCGCTGGTGTTGCTCTCTTGTAGCATCTGATACCACAGGTACTCAAACAGCCGTCGTCCCGCATCGGAAAGCCGGTAATCGTCCTCTGTGCTTGTAATTTCGGGCTTATCCTTGTAGGGGATCTCGCCGGTAAACAGGGCGATCAGGGGGTTCTGCACCAGTTCCAGCTGGATCTGCTCGTACTGGGCCATCTGCACCAGAGAGAGATACAGCCCCGCCAGCGGGGAAATGGCGTTCCGGGATACATCGTCTGCCTCAAAGGTGAAAATCTTGTCCACCGGCAGCGTCACCCAGTAGAACCACCGCCCGTTCTGGGAGTATACCTCCGGGTCTCCCGCCAAGCGACCTCCGGTCTGCTTCCTCCGCTGTTCCAGCACGTTCAGGTCTACCCGGCCCCGCGCCGCGAAGATCACCCGCTTCCCCGTGCCCTCCGGTGCCCGCTCCGCCGATGCGTAGAAGTCATCCAGATAGGGCAGCAGCAGGTCTCCGAACTGCAACGGGTCCGTCCCCGGCTGCATAAAGTACATCAGGTTCATCGCCACCGTGTATTTGGAAATGTTGTTGAACCCCACGATCTTTACCCAGTCGCTGGGGAGCTGCTGTAAAAAAGCGTGGTTTACCTTGTTGTGGGGTTTGTCCACGCTGACCCGGGGATAGTAGAAAACCTTTCCCTCCTGCAATACCTGCCCCGCGATCTCATGGGCCGTGGCCTTGGGATCCAGCGTTTTCCGCAGCTTGTCCAAAAGCTGCCATTCCCGCAGAAAGTCCTTCCGCTTCGCTTCTTCCTCTGTGGCGTACTCCGGGGCAATGTAGCTGTGGTAGGTGAGCATTTCCGTGTACACCTTCCGGGTGTGAAACAGGGGATACGCCGTCCATTCCAGCGCGTGGGCCACCTGCCGTAGGCCCTGTTCGTTGCCGTCCGGGGCGGTGAGCATCTCCGCCACCTTGTCCTTGCTGTAATTCACCGGCAAGGAGGAAATGGCCTTTACCCGGCGGTTCTGAATGTAGGGGTTATTCCGGGTGTAGGTGCTGCTGGCCGCCCGCATAAACGCGCCGCTTACGGTGTCCATGGGCAGGTCGCCATACTGTGCCGCCAGTTCCCGTAGCCTTCCGAATATCTTCGGGTACGAGGCGAATTGCACCGACCTCAATTCAGTTTGCAGGTCCATGCTCCCCGCCTCCCTTCATGCGTTCCCGCTCCTTCTGCAATTCCCATTCCAGCCGGTCCAGAGTGCTGACCCATTGCTTCTCCGCTGCTTCCGCCGTTACGCCCGCTTGGGCCGCCGCTTCTGCCAGGATCATGGTGTTGCAGTCCGCCAGCCACAGGCGGTCCCCGTCTGTCAGCCGGTCCAGGTCTGCCCCGGTCACCTCCACTGCGCCCTCCAGCTTTTTCCGTCCGGTGAGATACAGCAGAATGTATCCTGCGCAGATCCGGTAAAACCGGGTGTCATACGCGATCTCTTCCGTTTTCCGGGTCCGCCCCATGGCGTACAGCCGGTATTGTTTCTTCCGTTGAGCCATTGTCAAAACCTCCGGCCTCCCCGCCGCGCCGTCACCAGCCGTCCGCTGCTTCCGGTGCTGATAGGCGGAGCCACTTTGTTTTCCTTGAACCGATCCAGCGCCGACGCCCAGTCGCTCTTGTTTTTCCCGTGGATCTCCGTCAGCAGTTCCTCCCGCTCGATCAGCTGGGCCAGCCGCAGGGCATATTTCGTGGCGGACCAGCTATCGCGCTGGATGGCCTTGGAAATGCGCTTCTCGCTCATTCCCGCCCCGCTGGGCACCAGCTTCAGGTTCTGTATCTGGCCGGACAGTTCCCGGCACTTCTGGTAGGGCTGTGCAAACTGGTAGTCCCGGTCATCGTCCCGGATGCGGTGGGCGCGCTTATACGCCTCCACGCCTTCGTTGGCGTTCAGCGTCAGAAGTTCAACGTTGTGGTGCTCAAACTCCGTCTGCGCGTATTTCAGCATTTCAAAGTCCGGGTCCGTCACGCCGGTGCCGCCTGCCTTGATGGGGTAGATCACCGGGATGGCCCCCGGCAGCTCCGCCGCCGCATAGGCCGCGTGGTTCTTTACGCACAGGGGCGGCAAGCCGTCTCCCAAGTCGGTCATCAAGTCCTCTAAAACGCCCCGGCCATACTGCCAAGAGTCAATGGCGATGTAGGTCTGGCTCCCGTCATAGCAGAACCGGTTCCAGATCGCTTTCAGCCGCCGTGCCTGCGCCTTGCTCTGGTCCGGCGGGGGCCAATCGTCAATGTAAACCATCTGCTTCAAAAAGCGGTCCCGTTTCAGGTATTCCCGCTGCCGTGTCAGCTTCAGCACCACGCAGGCGCATTTGGCGTTCTTTGCCGAATCCTCGTAGGAAACGTCATAGCCCACAATGTAAATAACTTCCTCCGGGTCCAGCTTGGGGTGCGGGTCCTTGCAGCAGTGCTCCGTCTCCATCACCAGCACCCGCTGGGAATCCGTCAGCACCTCGTCGGAAAGCACGGGGAACTCGTCCGCGCCGGTGTACCGGCTCTCCATTTCCCGCATCCACTTTTCCGCCGACAGTTTTTTCCGCTGTTTCAGTACCCATGAGTATGGGCGGATCTGCTGAAGTATAACGCATTCCCAAGAAATATCCATAGCAAACGCGCTCTCACCGGCAGTCATGGACTTCATCGCGTCGCATCGAGCCTGAAACGCCGGATTCTGCTTGCGTCCAGCACTGGTGATGGAGTGATCCTTGTACGCGACAAAATTGGGGTCGGCTTCTCCGCTGATGTTGTGCAACAAACGCACCGCCGGCATTACAATTGTCCCGTATGCCTCGTGGTCAAAGGGTTCTCCATCCTCTTGGGCAAATTCCTCCGCCGTAACCGCGTGTATGTTGTCACCGCGCATGGCAGAGATATAAAAGGCGCTTCCGCAGTCCGTCTCGATCTTGAAATCGTCCTTGCTCTCCGCCGTGACCCTCCAATGCGCTGCCAGCGTCGGAAAGTCTTTTTCGATTTGGCGAAACGTTTTGCTGCCGATGCTGGCCATCTGCCTGTAGCTTGGACCAAAATATGCAACCTGTGTGGCCGGCCATACAACACCGTTCACCATCTCGTATTTCATCTTGGAATAGGTTTTTGTAATGCCTCTGGTTCCCGTAAAGGCCACGCTGGATTTTCTTGCGTACACCCGCTCCATAACCCTTTGCAAAATCTCGTCTCGCGCGTAGTCCGCGTTCTCCCCACGGCAAATATCTAACAACTTGTCCGGGAACCACCGAAATGTCCAGATCAGAAAGGCCCACCAGGCATCCTCATAGTTCGTGTAGTCCCGCTCCGCTGTTGGCTTCACGCTGACCCAGCCCTGTGAACTTGTCCATGCCTTTCCAGCCCGCCGTGCCATGGCTCCTCCTTACCGCTTTTTCTTCGCCGGAGGCATCTTCACCAGTCCGAGCTGCTGGTATGCCTCCTTTTCTTGCTCGTTGGGTTCCTCCGCAAACTCGCCCAAATCGTCCCGCAGCCGCATCTCCGGCGGCAGGGTGGTCAGCTCAGGCCGCCCCTCATTCTGCCGCATCCGGTTTTCGTTAATTAAAATCATTTGCTCCGCCGCGTCCATGGTGTAGGGGTATTTGCAGGATCGCCCAAACAAAATGCGGAACATTTCGTCCGGGTCGCATTGCTTCCCATTTTTCAAAAGCCCCTTCTTTTCCAGTGCTTCCACCAGACTGTCGATCCGCAGATCGTCAATCGGCTTCGCGTCCTTTTTCCGCAGCCCTTCGCTGGACAGGTTATCCTGAACCATCTTGTTCAGCTTGGCCGCCTTGTCATATTGGCCGATGGCCCGCATCTTATCCCGGTCCAGCGTCATTTTCGCGCAATCCCGCAGAATGAACTCCTGTTTCACGCTTACGCCGCCCGCCGCCATCAGGTCGCTGGCCAGCGCCTCGTAAATACGGTCCAGTTCGTCATAGTCCTCGGAGGTGTAGGGGTTCTTCGCAGAGTTCTCGCCCCAGTTCTTCCTCTGCTGTGCCGTCCCCACTTTCCGGTTCCGGGCGGATTTCTCATTGCCCACCGCTTTGGTAAATTCCCCGGCGGACAGTCCCTCGCCAAAAATCTTGGTAATGTCCGTCAGCCCGTCCAGAAACCCAAGGGGTTCCCCCCGCCGCGTGTCCAGCTTTTTCAGCCGCAGGTTGTCCAGATAGGCGATCCACTTCTCGCCTACGTCCGGCTCTTTTGGCACCGCCAGCATATCGAAGGGCCGGTCAAATTCAATGCAGCAGTAAAAAAGGGCAAGGCTGTCGCTTGTGGCACGGGCAATGGCGTCATAGCGTTCCTGCTGTGCAGTCAGTTCCGCCGTATCCATCGGTTCCAGTTCCATTTGCGGCCTCCTTACCTCAAAAAACAGAGAGTGAAAAGAATTTATTTCTTCTCACTCTCTATTATTTCACAAGGTTTTCTTAATTTGGTAAACTTTAGTAGCCACTTGAAAATTTTTTTATTCCGGCTCCAAGCCAAGGATGTAATCCACACTCACGCCGTAAAAATCCGCCAGCGTGATCAGGGCCGTGGCCTTCGGTTCCTTCATGCCGCTTTCGTAAAAGCCTACCATACCGTGGCTCATACCGCAGTATTCGGATACCCGGCGGCTGCTCACGCCTCTGGCCCGCCGCAATTCCCGCAGCCGTACCGCGTAGACCGGCAGTTCCCTGCGGTCCTCAGTCCTCTCCATCGTCCCCCTCCCCTTCCAGCAATTCGCAAAGCCGTTTCAGGCGCCGTTTGATGCTTTCCATCTTCCAAAGCAAAGAAAACAGCGCCAGCAGTGTGCAGGCGTATACCGTCATGGCAATATTTCCGCTGTTTGCCTCATAGACCGCAAAGCCCACCACTACAAGCAGGATCACAAAATTTACAAGCGTCTCTGCCATGTCCTCCGCTCCCTTTCTCAGACTGCCCGGACCTCTTCGGGCAAAAAGTTTTCCGTCACGTCCCCGCCCTTAGTGTGGGTGGTCACGGCGATAAACCGTCCGCGAGGATGAATCCATGCAACCCATCCCCGCCGAATCGGGCACAGTTCCACGCTTGACCGCTCACTTCTCGCCCGCTCCACCGGCAGCGTCTTGAACTTCGCTTCTACCGCCTGTCCGATCTTCATTTCCGTCCTCCATACGTCACTTTTTTTAAATCTTTGTACCGCTCAGCGTGCGGAATCAGCTCCGCCTTATCCCGGATGATCTCTTTCAGCACCCGGTCCATGTGCTCCTGACACACGTCCGCCGCCGGATTCTTGTAGTCCAGCGCCGGTCTGTATTCTTTTCTCACCTCTGCCCATGCTTCGGTGAGCCTCATAATGCGGTCATAACCCCAGCCCTCCGACTGGTGGATCGCGATTTGCAATGTATCAATGTCGAATTGCGAGGTTATAACCATCGTTGCCTGAAGCAGCCGGTTGGTCTCGTTCTCCCACCGTTGCAAGTATCCAGATTGTTTGGCCATCTTACTTCCCCCTTAACAAGTGCAGTTTCAGCCACAGTGGAATGTCGGCGGTTAAAATGCTTTTGAAATAAAACACGATAAGCGCAATGCCAGCGGCTATAACCAACGTCCAAAAGGCTATAATCAGCCAGTCTTTCAACTTCATTCAGCACCTCCGTCCTTTCTCTTGCCGTCGCTGCAATAATCGTCCGGATGTTCACGGTCGAGATGGACTTCACACCATCCCGTTTTCGGTTTGTTGTATGACCGACAATCCTTGCACCGCGTCACGATCACAGCATCCACGGTGGGGGCTTTTTCGATCAAGCCAAGTAAGCCGTTCCAACCAGCGCAATACGCCGCAGGGAGAACATCTTTGCTGCACCGCCCCACGCCCAAATCATCAACATCAACCAGCTTCATGGTCAGCACCTCCGTCCATTATCGCCCCGCAGTTGGGGCAAAAGTTCTTGTCTCCTTGTGTTTACAGTTTGTGTCCATACGGGTTTTCATCTCCGCTCATCATTGCCAGCATCTCTCGTACTTTCGGCGGAAAAATCAGTTCTTCCATACGTGCCGCCATGATCTGCCGCACAGCCTTTTTCCCCAATGGCGGTTTCTTCGGTGGTATTTCTCCCCGTCTTGCCGCTTGTGCAACAGGGTTATTCTTTGCTGCCCATCCCATGCTCAACATCTCCTTCCGTGCTTTCGCCGTTCATATTGGCCCTCTCAATCTCAAGCGCACGTTCACGAAGGTCTCCGAATCCGTACTCATCCTGCCAGCCCAGCTCCGCAGAGGCTTTTTGGCAACTCTCACATAGATAACACGTCCACGGAGTTCCATCAAAAACACAACTGCGTTCCATCATAGTCCCTCGGTAAAATTTTCGCCCACACCCAAAGCAAACATGGTCAACCCTCGTTTTTACAACTTTTCTTCCGGCAACATCCATGTGTTCATCCTCCGTCATGCACCGTTGTGTACTTCCAAATCAACGTGTTCAACTTTCTCAGCCCCTCCATGGTGATTAGGCCCTGCTCGCAGAGTTCGTCCCGCAGGCGCTCCAGCGCTTCGATTGGGGCCACGTCTGCGGCAGGTAATTGTTCAATAATGGCATATACCCCGTCTGCAAATACTCTTTCGATAAAGCTGTTTTCGCCCAACTTCAGCCGCTTAAATTCGGCTTTCAGCGCTTCCCGCTTGATGTATTCAGTCATTATTTATTCTCCTCTTTTATTGCTGTGCCAACTTCATTGCCCCAGCAATCCCATCCGACGGCCTCTTGACGTGCGAATAGTTCAATGCGATGGAAATGATGATACATACTATCTATACGATTTCGTATTTCTGCGGGTTTTTCTGAGTGACGTCCAACCCTTTCGCTCAAAAACTGCTTAATATTTGTTACAGTACGTTTGGGGATTGTCCCTTTTTTAAATGCCAAGCAAAGCTCACATTGGCTCAATGTATAAAATCCATAGTTTGTTCTTTGCTTGTCCCATACAAAAGCAACTGTTTTATATTCAAAGCCCCATGCCTTGCCTAACTCTATTGCAACATCTAAGTTTGGACTGGTTGCCCACATATATAGCAAGCAACTGTCATCAGCGATTTTGTTCACTGGTAATGCTTTTAATTCACTTATAGACATCGCAGGATAATGCTCTGTAACATCGTTTTCGTATTTTTTATTTTCGTCATAATGTTGAAAGTTCATTTGCTTTTGTCTATACGCCCAAGGGGGATCGGCATAGATAATACGGTATTTCTTATCAGTGTTATAAATGTTTATAAATGCCATTGTCAGCCCTTCTTTCTTTCCTGCTCCTCAAAGTAAAACTCAATCGGTTTTTCGGCCTCGATGACATTGCCATAGACCACGCCAATCTTGTAGATATAGTTCTCGCGCAGCTTTCGCGGAATTTCTGCGATGTAGCGTCTAAAAGTTTCAAGCGAATTTGCACGCTTGTAGTGGTTGCACATCCGGCAGGCTGGCATGAGGTTGTCAAGGTCATCTGTTCCAGCGTCCTCAATACCCCACGCCCTCAATGGGAGGAAATGGTCTACCTGCATATCCTTGTAGGCGATTTCGCGTCCACAATACGCACAGTGGCCATTATACTTTCGGTAGACCGCTTCACGCTTTGATTTGCTAATTGCCATTTTTCTTCGCCCCCAATACTTTCTCCGCCTCTTCGCTTACCGCAGTAATTCTCCCCTGTTTTACCAGATCACAGAATACATTGTAATCCATGTGAAACACAATTCCGCAACTGCTGCAATAGCGAATTGCAAGCTCTACATCCTTCATAAGTCGCGGACTGTCGATGTTTTCCTTGCATAGCAAAGTGCGCCCACTGGTAAATGGCAGCACCACCAGCCGACCGGCTCTGTCGGCCTCCATCAGCGCAACAATGCGCTTAAATGTCACGCCCTTACTGATGGCCTCATCCTCAAACGTCTTGTAATTGGCGCACATCGCAGGTTCCAGGCCCGTGTCCTCATATTGCATGAGCCTGCCCCGCAGTTCTGCGTATGACCATGCTACGGTATAAAGCAGGGCAAGCAGGCCTGTCGGCTCATCAGGGCCGTCCAGCAAAAGCTCACCCATCGCATAGTCTACGCCATCATCATCCATTGGAAAGTCCAAGTCCGGCAGCAAAATCTTTGCGGCTTTGCGGATAAAATCGTAGAGCCGGATGTCTGGGTAATCCGGGCCATCACCTCCGCCCCGCACCCACGTTTCGGAGTCTTTGATGTAAAACAGATTCAGGGCGGCATCAAGGTTGTTATCCGGGCAATTAGTTGTCAATCTTTTCATTTACCTTTCCTCCTTCGGCGGTTCCGGCAGCGGCATCCACGCCAAAGCACGAGCATTTGTTCCATTGGCAACTTCACCGCCCCAGCGCCCGTTGTTTTGATATCCGAGTGCGTAATTTACAAACATTCCATTAAAGTCTCCATAGCGGAAATACTCACCCCAACACAGCACTTTCCGAAAATTCTCCGGTAGCCGCTCCTCCACCGGGATCCAGTGGGGCACCTGCCCCCGCAGTTTCTCAATTTCTTTCGCCTGCGCTTCGATCCGGTCAGCAGCTTCTGTCAGATCATCGCCCAGCGTGATCGGCGTTTCCCACTCATTTGCCCACGCCCATTCTGCGTGCTCACGCAGCGCATTTACGAGGTCTTGATCGTTCATAATTCCCCTTCCAATTTCATAAAGCAGCCCCAAAAGGTCTGCGATTTTTTCCCGCTGTGGTGCCCGAAAAGAGGGCGTTCTCCGATTGCCGCCCAAACATCTGCGGCGGGGATTTGCGTTTCTGCCCACTTAAAAATCAGCACACCGTCCGGTTTTAATACGCGCATACACTCGCGGAATCCGTCATGCAGCATTTCGCGCCAATTCTCTCCGAGATGCCCGTACTTCTTCTGCAGCCACGCATTTTCGCTGATGCGCAAAAGGTGTGGCGGGTCAAATACGACCAGCGCAAAAGAATTATTGGGAAACGGTAGATCCGTGAAGTCGCACAGCACGTCAGGATGCACGATGCAGGTTCGTTCTGAATCTTTATTGCTACTTTTCCAGACCCCCGTGTATTCCTCGTCCCGAACGTCGCAGTAGATCGCAGCGGGATGGTTCTTGCTAAACCAAATTGATCTGCCCCCGCAGGTCACGTCAAGAATTTTCTTTCCATGCAATTCGTTTAAAAGGTTTGTATCTCTCATAGTTCCTCCCTTATATCTCCGCCCCATTGCTCCGCCATGGCTCTGGCAATGCCGGGGAAGGTCTTGCTCCTTGCCCTTGCCGTGCGCGGGTCATTCCATCTCAGGACTTTCCCCTTTTCATCTTTCGCATAATTCGCACTCGCACCTATACTGTATCCACCTGGTAAAATTTCCCCTGCGTCTACAATATTTGTAGGTTTCAAAGCTGGAAGTCCCTTTAACCACAGGCAAGTCTTTTTTCTTGCCTGGTGCCCGAACTCATACGGCTGGATAATGCAATCCGGCTTACGATAGTATGTAGACATATATCCAACGGGATTTTCCACTGCGATTTTGCAAACATCTGCATTTGCAAAAGCCATGAAAAACGCCGCAGCTTCTTCCCGCAACGCCAGCCGCCTGACCGCCTTTTCCCCATATCTTTCCGTGTTAAACCAACGATTCCCGGTAACAGTTAAATATGTGCACGGAGGGTGCGCGATCAGCAAGTCCCACCTGTCGACGTCATGCGTCTCCCCGTCCATGGTAATCACTTGCCCTCCCTCGATGGCCTTGAGCGCATCTCCTAAGATGTGCCACTCAGGATGCCCGCCGGACGGCTTCTGAATGTCGCAGCTATACGCCTCGTGCCCTAGCGCCCGGAACGCCTTGCAGACTTCCTGCGATTCCTCGCAGGCTATCAACACTTTCATGTGTCCTCCACCTCCGCAAGCCAGAACTCCTTTTTGCACTCAAAGCAAGTTCGCTTGTTGCAGTCGATACCCGTATTTCCGAATACATCCATTGGGCAAGCATTAAGGAATCCCGAATCAGTTTGTGCGTTCGGAAACAGCTTCAAGAACTCGCTCTGTCGGGTTTTGGCGGGGTGCTCGGCGGCCCACTGTTCCACGATAGCAACGGCCTCCTCCGGGTGGGCTTTTCTCCAGGCTGTGCAGGTTTCATGCACGATAAGCCTTTTCCCAAGCTCGCATTGACTGCAGCACTCGCAGTTGCACATTCTGCGCAACGTTTTTAAATACTTTATAGCATCCATCATTTTCCCTCCCCTTCCTCGTCCAATTCGTTAAAATACTGGCTCCCGCAGTAGGGACAGCCCACCTTCCGAAACCGCTCAAAAAAGCAGTCCGGGCGCGGGTCAGACCCGACTAAGATCATCGGTGCTTCAAAATCTGCGCCGCAGGTTTCACAGTGATACATGGTGTTTCCCTTTCTCCGGGCGGTAAACGTCTCCCCGGTTCCACGCCTTTGTGGCGCAGTTCAGACCGTGGTACGGTCTGGTCCGCGCCCCGCAGGAAGCGCACGCCACGATGTAGTCAAAGGGCGGCGCCGCATCCTCGACCCGCTCCCCGCTGTCCAGTCCGCAGAGGGGGCAGGGTGGCAGCTTTTTATTCCACCCTACTCTCCGGTTCTCCCTGTTCACGGCGTTCCACCTCCCAGAATGGCTTTCGTCAGCAAAATCGCCACCAAAAGCAAGAAGCAGATTCCGCCGATCAGGGCGGATGTGTCCGCCCGCTCCCGGCGCCGCTGCTCTCTGGTTTTGCGGTTCTTCTCCGCCCGCCGCCGTTCCATCTCCCAGTAGGCTTCCTGTTCCCAGTAATCGTTGCTGTGCTTCATGTCCCGCTCCTTTCGTGTCTGGCCGTTCTTGGTGCCTCTCTCCGCAGTTTCCGTTTGCACCGACTCAGAAAATCCGCGTCCATGTGCATCTCCCGGCAAATATCCGCCGGGTCTGTCCGTGCTTCCAGCATCTCCCGCAGCTTCTGCATTTCCGCTTCCCGCAGAAGGGGCGGCCGCCCGCCGCGGCTGGTAGTCCGACCTCCGCCCGCGCAGTTCACGCATTCCGCATAGGGGCAGTGGTTCAGGCAGTAGTCGATCTGGCTCTGCCGGTCATGGGTGCATATCTCGATCCGGTCTTTCCCGTCTGCGCTGTCCCATGGCAGCACAGCCCGCACGATCACAGTTACGGTCTCCACCGGGCATATCTCCTTTCCGTTCATACCTCCCGCACGGTGATGTGCTTCATGTCCTGCATCATCTTCACCTTCATGCGGTAGGTCTTGTCTTTTTTCGTAGAGGGGCCTTTTACGTCCTCCACAACAAAATGCCATGTGCCGTCCTTCCCCCGCTCCTCGTAGGAGAAGTCCGCCCGATACGTCACGGCGCGGCTTCGGTCGCCGTTGGCCGTGATGTAGCTTTCCTTCAGCGTGAATTGGGGTTGGAGCCGCAGATCCCGGATAGCCCCGGCCTTGCTGAGCAATACCAGTTCGTCATACCGGGCCGCCTCCTTGCGGCTGTCGAAGGTGTGCTCCGTTCCGTTGGGCAGGGTCCGGTCGGTTGGGTGGTTGTGGTGCTTGCGCTTACCCTCCGCCGCCGCTTCCGCCTTTCCCTTCTCCTCCGTCACGAACCGGGCCATTACCCTTGCCGTCCGATCAATTTGCTGGGCCTGCATCTGCTGCTGTACCTGCTTCCGGTAGCGCTCCGGCAGACTGTTCAGATCCTCCAAACAAACGCTCATCGTTTTTCCTCCTGATATTTCGGGCAATCCAGCACCTGTACCCGTTCCACCAGTCCGTCCCGATCCATGCGGGATCTCCGCCGGACCTTCCAGCCGGGAACGTCCTCAAAGCGGACCTTTCCGCTTTTTTCGTCCACCCGGCTCCATTCGCATTGCCCATAGGCCAGTTTGCAGGACCAGCACTTGTGCAGACTGTTGGAGGGGTCCTCCTTCTCCGCCTTCGTGCTGTATCTCCGCATACAGCTTGCCAGCGTAAAATTACCTGCCATCCCCATCGGCCTTTCCCCGGAGATAGGCCATCACCTCATCCCGGCTGCGCCGCTGGGGCCGTACCGCGTCCTTGAACCATTCCGGCGGCTTCACCGCCTCGGCTTCCGGTTTCGCCTCCGACGCCGGCAGGGGCTTCTTCTCAGGTGCCGCCAGCTTCTCCGGCTCCGGCCCGGTGCCGATCCGCTGTACCAGCGCCCGAACCTCCGCGGGCAGGGCGTTGATCTCCCGTTCCCGTGCGGAAATGGCCCGATAGCTGCGCTGAAAGTTGCTGGATACTACGCTGTGCACCGTCTCCGTGTCCATCCGCGCCCACTCCCGCAACGTGTTGGGACTGCCCACGATCCGCTGTACCACCGGCGGGAACTTCTCAAATTCCTCCTCCGCGCCGTACAGCCCGTTGCGGATGGCCCTTGCCACCAGACCCCACGCCTCTGCCTCCGTCATTTCCGGTTTCGCCGTCAGCAGCCGCAGTTTGGCCTTTACCTGCCCGATGGTGGGCGGGAAGCCCTTTTCGTCGCTCTCGATCACGCTTTTCACCGCCGCCGCCACCAGCGCCACCTCGTCATGGGCAAACATATCCGCCCACAGCTTAATGGCGTTGCGCATATCCGGCCCGGTGGTGCTGCTGTAAAACCGGGGATAGGCCGCCGTCAGAATATCCATGATGATGCCTGTCTCCTGTCTGGTCATGTACGGCCCTCCTCCGCGTCCATCTCAGCCGCCAGCTCCGTCCAGCTTTTCCGCTTGGGCGCTTCGGCGGGCGCGCGCCTGCCTCCGTCCCGGCCTTCCCATGTAAGAAACTTCTGCTTCCAGTTCTTCACCGGGTTCCCCTTGCTGTCCCTCCACGAGCGGCCCTGTGCGTCCGGGGTGTTAAAATATTCAAAAAACCGACGGGGGTCCACCGTGCTCTGCCGGGACGCGGCGTAGGCTTCCACCTCTTCCAGCGTGGGCGGTACGAATTTCACCGCCGTCCGCTTTCCGCTCTCCGGTGCCTTTGGCTCACTGGGGGCACCGCCCCCCATATCTTCTGAACGTAGTGAAGAAGATATATCTTCTATATCTATCTCTTTCTCTATCTCTTTCTCTCCGTAACGATGTTCGCACAATGTTCGCACATCGTTCGAACATTGTGACGGTTCTCTCAGTTTTGCTCTTGCTCTGGACTCCCTCATCCGCTTTGCGGAGGAACCTTCGCTCCCAACGTTTTTCACCGCATACGGAAAGAAAAACGTGACGTCATCCGAGGTCTCCGCCAAACCGCAGGAAAGAAGGTAGTTGATCGTCACCTCCACGTTGGCCGGTTCCTCATCCAGTTCCAACGCCAGCTCATCGGCAAAGTTATCGTCGAGACCTGACCACTGCAAAATTCCATCGTGTTTCATGGCAATGAGCTGCATTTTCAGGTAAATGATGAGGTAGGTATCCCCGCCCGCCAGCTTACGGAGTTTTTTGATCCGCTTGGACGTAAAGAAGTCATCATAGAGCCGCAGCCAGAAATACCGGTTTTCTTTCGCCATAGCTCAATTCCCCCTAAATTTGCGGTACATAATCGTAGGGTTCGTCCTCTGCGGGCTTTTCCCACGGCAAAACGGCGTCCTCCTGACTGTCAAGGGAACCCGCCTGACTGCCGCTGTGTTCCATGGACTTCGCCGGTTCGGAGACGGGCGTTTTCCCGCTTCCCGCCGACAGCAGGTCCAGCACGGCCGCCATCACCGTCTGCGGGGCCACGAACTCCGCGTGAAGCTCGCTCCACTCCTTCTGTTCCCCGTCACGGGTGGTGTAGCGCCGGGTTTTCCACACGCCGCACACCAGAACGGCATCCCCTTTTTCAAGGCACGCCGCCATGCGGGTCACGTCATCGTCCCCCACGGCGGACACGTTCATGAACTCGCCCTTGGCGTACTTCATGCCAAATTCCGCTTTCGGTGTCCCCTTGGCGGTGGCCCCGGTCTTGACCTCGCGGGTCACGGTGCCGGCACACATCATGTACCGGCTCCCGTCCTCCTCCCGCGTCTTAATGGAGATCAGCATGGTCTCTCACCTCATTTCCCAAAGAAAGTGGCCGCATAGTCCATACCATCGTCCTGCGCCTTCTGAGTGGTCTCTGCGGTCTTTTCCACCTTGGGGGGTGTAACCATACCGGATTCGCTCTCCACGGTCTCCTGATGGGCTTCCACAGCCGCAGGCGCGGTCTCCACCACCTCTCCGGTAGATGCCACCGTGCGCTCCGGCATGGGCATATCCGGGATCATGCCCTCGTCCTCGGCGCTGGCTTCCTCCATGAGCTGGGTCTTGACCTCCGGGGACAGGGGCGCGTAGCCGCTGTTCAGCAGCTGCCGCAGAATCGTCTTGCGGCACATCCGGTCCTGCCCGCCGTTGGGATCGTACCAGGGGGAACCGTTCAGCAGTTTTTCCACGTCCTTGGGGTTCATCTCCCCGCTCTGCATGGCCTTGAACTTCTCATAGCTGAACGCCTTGGAGTACCGGTCCGCATGGCGCAGGAGCCGGTCCATGGGCCAGTATTCAAAACGGAAGGTGCCGTCCTTCAGCTCGTAGTAGCCGTAGTAGCCGATAATGGGCTTACTCTGCCGCTCCTCGTCGCTCTCGTACTTGGCAAGGTTCACGATGGGCTTACCCGTCCGGCGGCTCCGCCCCTCGATCTCGCCCTCACGAATGTCCGTGCAGTCGATGTCGGCATAAAACCCGGTGGACATGGCAAGCTGGATGTAGCCCTTGTAGCCCAGAATGTAAGTGGCGGTAGTCCCGTAGGGCACCACATAGTAGCCATGGCCAAAGATCAGACCCATGCCCTCGCCCCGAAGCGCCGCCGCCACAATGGTGCTGGGTTCACAGGCTCTCAGCTGTTCGCTGGCATTCACGGCGGAGATCAGGGTGGAGGTCAGTCGCGCCGCCGCCTTGTCGCTCCGCAGAGCACTCTGGATCATCTTCTGCATACTGGGGGCCGCGATGGCCATGGAAAATGTGGGCTTGTCCCTCTGGGTCTGGGCCGCAAAGCTGTTGGTTGCCTTCATGTCAAAATTCCTCCCTTATTCAGTCTGCGCGGCCAAAGGCAATGCCGTTGGCCAGCATATAATCCCGCAGCCCGTTGAGCTGCTCCACCGTGCCCGTCACCCGGAACGAAAGCGTAATGAGGAACGGTTCCATTGCGGCTTTCACCGCTGCCTTTACTGGCTCTGAGACGACTGGACTTGTCTGAATTGCTCTGGCCGCTTCCACGGCGGCCTGCACCCGCTCCGCTCTGGCGGCTTCCTCCGCCGCCCGCGCAGCCTCGGCCTGCTGTCTGCGCTGTTCCTGTTCCGCCTTCCGCTGTTCTTCGATCTCCTTCACCCGCTTGAGCGCCTGATCCTTTTTCAGCACCGTGGGCAGATCGTGGCACTGCTTGTACTCTTCCAGCAGCGTGGTCTCGAACTCGCTGTTCAGCCCGCGGATGGCGGCAATACTGCTGTCGCACTTGCTGATCGCCACCAGAATGTCCTTGTGGGCCTGTTCCTCGGAATAGGTGGCGTTGCCCCACCGCTTGTCCAGAACCGCTTCCCACGGCAAAAATTCCGCAAGTTCTCCGATGCGCTCATCAAAAAAGGTCCGGATAGCGTCCAGCTTCTCCGTGCGGCGCCGTTCGTCAAAGGCTTTGATCTGGCCGTCCAGATTGGCGGCAGATTCGTCGCACAGAGCCGTCAGTGCCTTGCACTTTCCCTCAAATGGGGCGTAGCTGGCCAGCGCCGCCGCCTTGGCCATCTTCCGGCACTCGTCGATGCGTGCGGCCACGGAACGGATGTTGGCCCGGTACTTCTTCGCCGCGCCGATAGCCTCCTCCGTCACCACCATGCCACGGTACGGGGCCAGATTCTCTTCCAGCCACGCCTGACACTCTTCAAAGTTGGCGGAGATGTTAAACTCCTTCAGCGGAGTAAGATCCGTGGTAATGGCAAATTCCATTGCGCTGCTCATGCGTCCGCATCCTCCTGTTCCCCGGTATCATAGGCCGTGATCTCCTTCAGCAGCGGCATGATCCGCTCGTCCACACGGCTCTCCGGCACGTTGATCTCCACCACCATGGCCCGCTTGTCTCCGCCCTTGGTGGGGGCCATCACCTTGTCCCCCACGTTCAGGGGCAGTGCCGTCCGGTAGGTAAATGCGTTCCCGAAAAACGCATTCATTCTCGGCTTAAAATATTTGATATTAACTATCATTAGTTTCTCCTTTCCAAAAGAGCGCCTTTTCGTCACTCCAATTCAGTTTGTGTTTCCTTTGGGACACGATTGAATAAGAAAGTCCAAGTTCTTCACACCACGCAGCCATAGTCTGAGTCTTCCCATGTGCGGTCATTATTGCGTTGTTGCGCCTGTTTCTTGCTTGGGCCTTTCCGTTTGCCCATCGGCAATTTTCCGGGCAATAGTCCCCATTTACGTTAATTCTGTCTATGGTCAGATCATCCCGGTAGCCGTTAGCAAGTGCCCAATCTCGGAACGGCTCGAAACTCTCAGCCCATTCCGCACAGACGGTAATCCCCCGGCCTCCGTAATTTGCATAAGAATAGTCCCCTTGGCAAAAGCACCTCTTGCGCATCGCTTTCCATATTCGATAGAGCCTGGTTTTGGATTCTGAATGGCTTCTATTCATATTCCCGGTCATTTCTCTGTGCAGACAGCCACAACTTTTCGTATGCCCGCGTCTGAGATCGTTCCCTTGCGTTGAAATCACTCCACCGCAATCACATCTGCATTTCCATAAAGATTGTCGATTTTTTGTAAAGCCATCAAATCCCATGACTGTTAATCTGCCGAATCGCTTCCCGGTCAAATCCTGAACTTTTCCCATGGAATTAGCCATTGCTCCCAGGCTTGTAGTAGCGAATGTTTACCAGCATCATTCCTGTCCCTCCTGTTCGTACCACGCTTTCTGAAAGGATTCTAAACGGTTTTTGTGCGTAAGGTCACTCAGCGGGCGTCTCAATTCCGGATGCTCCCGGCAAATACGGTAGATCGTCTGTTGGGCCTGATACAGCACATTTACTGCCGTGTTGCTGTCGCAGTAGAGTTCGCAGACTGTTTGAACTCCATCATCGCCCGCAACCAGGCAAATAAACGCTGTGGAGTCTCCATCCAGCAGGATTTCGCCGGTTTTGGTGTTCCTCACCGTAATGTGAAACTTGTTTTCTTCCATGTTCATGTCTCCTTGTCTTTCTTAAATTTTTCGGAGTTGCGCGCTTTACAAAATCAAAGTCTGAGCGGGCATCGTCCCCGCCTCCACATGGCCCCAAAAGGCCTCCGCCTTTTGCAGCATATCTTGGATTCTTGCCTCGCAGTCGCTCCGCTCAAAGCGGTAGGCTCTCAACGAACCGTCCCCTTCTGCGTTCAGAAGAAGCGCCCAGACGACCGCAAAGGAAAACTCGCCGCAAAACATCTGTTCAATGATCTGTGCGAAATAGGTCTGCGGGATCTGAAAATTCCACTTCTCCCAATCCGCACGGCTCAGACACGTTGCCGTCTTGCTCTCATAAATGCCCTTGCGCCCCGTTTCCCGTTCCACCAGCTCACCGTCCGGTGTACAGGACAAAAAGCTGTACCGGCCAACCGGACGCAAGATCGTAAACGGTTCAAACGTCAATTCGTACTCCGGGTGCATCAGCCGAAACATCCCGCGAAGCGGCTCCTCAGCGTCATTACCGAATTGAACGCGCTGGCTGTCGCTTATGTCTGGGGCCTTCACTGCCCCTGTTTTCTCTCTCCAAAGCTGAATGGGCGTCTTGAACTTGGAAACGCCCAGCAAAGCCCCAATATCGCTGGCCCCCAACCCGTGCGAACGGCCTTCCAGCCATTCCTCCCGGTTCTGATAGGTTGTTCTGGTGATCACAGTGCCTTGCCTCCTTTGGTCGGGGCAAAAACTGCCCGCTCAGGTGTCCAGCCGCTATACAGGCGGTCATAAATGGTTCTGGCTGAAATCCCAGAAATCCTCGACCATTCTGCAATGGTTTTTGATTCTCCATGAATTTCAAGGATATGGTTTCTCTGCCGGTTATTACATTGCTCAGTCTGAGTAGCTATTCTGCAATTCTCCGGGCAGTAGTTCCCATTTACGTCAATACGGTCTATGGTGCATTCCCCTCTCGGTGCCGCCTTGTCATACCCGTTGGCAAGCGCCCAGTCCCGGAACAGCTCAAAACTCTCGGCCCACTCTGCACAGACGGCAATACCTCGACCACCGTAAAGGCGGTATTCCTTGCAGTTTTTGTCCGTACAACGCCGACGCATCGCACACCAAACCGCATATAGCCGGGTATTGCTTTCCCCATGCGTGGTTTTCATTTTGGACAAGCAGGCTCTTGCACGTTCACGGTGCAGACAACCACAGCTTTGAACTCTTCCAGATCGCAATTCTCCGGCAATCGTTCTCACATAATTTCCGCAATCACATCGGCAAAGAAATGCAGGACGGTTGTGAAGCCTACCGTCTGGGCGAATAACTGTCAGCCTAAAAAACCGACTGCCGGATAAATCCTCATGCCTTGGCATTTTTCAGTTCCTCCCAATACCCCATCACGGTTCTGGCATAATCGCTGTGCCCCGGATGGCCGCTGTTGTAGGCCGTCAACGCACTTTCCACGTCATACCGGCTCAAAAGCTCAGCCATGTAGTCGCAGGCCACCCGGAAATTTCCAAAGGGGTCCATCAGGTCCGTTACCCCCAGCCGCTCCATCCGGGCCTTGTGCCACCGGGGTTGTACCTGGCAGTAGCCCCAACTGGCCCCGCTGTCACCCTTCACGTTCCGGTAGCCTGTCTCCTTGCGGATGATCGCCAGCATCAGCGTGTACTCCACGCCGCTTTCCTCACAGGCCGCCCGGAGATAGCTTTGCAGGTCTCCGTCCAGCGGAACATCCGCCCGGAAGTAGCCGCTGTCAAACAGCGCCGCTTCGATCTTTTCGTTCTCGTAGTCCTCCTGAACCGGCGGGGCTGTATCCGGATCCAGCTCCTGCCAAAGGACCAGCGAAGCGTACTCCACCGCCGGTGTCTCGTCCCCGGCCAGCCGTCCCGCCGTCACGGTGGGTGCCTCCGGCTCCGGCTTCCCAGTGTCCCGTGTCAGCCACAGCACCGCCAGCACCAGCGCCACAGACACCCACAGCAGAACCGCTCTGCGGATGGCCTTCCGCCTACGCTCCGCAGCCTCCCGCCGTGCCACGCGAAGAGCGTTTTCCAAGTGGGCTTCCCACGCGGCCTCCGCCTCATATTCCTCAAAGGTTTTCATCAAATTTCCGTCTCCTTACAGCAAAAAAAGCGCCGCCGAATGGCCCGGTATCCCCGGTTCCATCAGCAACGCTCTGCTCCTCTGCCCCAACGCTTAGGGACAGGCATCTCATTCACTTTTCCCATAGGCTTACTTGATCTCGTCCCGCCGGATGCGGATCACCTTCACGCCGTCCTTCACCGGGATCAGTTCCACACGGTCCCCGTGGGTCAGCGCCTTTTCAATGGCTTCCAGCGTCTTTGCGCTGATATGCGTTGGTGTCATGGTCCTCTTGCTCCCTTCGTTAATAGCGGATGGCATCCCGCAGTTCCTCAATGGGAATGTCCAGCGCGCGCCCCAGTTTCAGCAGTTCCTTCAGCGAAAAGTCCTGCGGGGACTTCTTCCGAGACCGTAGGGTCTGCGGCGTCATGCCCGCCTTCTCCGCCATGGTTCCCACCGGCATCCCGATTGCGGCCTGCCTGCCCCACAGCAGTGAGATCAAAACCTCGTCATTGGGCTTCCGCCCCAGTTTTACCCGCGGCATCCCGCCGCCTCCTTTCGTAATTTAATACTCCATGCCATGCTCTTTTACTCAATTCGAAGCGATAACCGCCTCAAAGAAACTCAATGGAACGTCCAGAACTTCCGCAAGTGCCACAACGCTATCTTTCTTTAACGTGTGCGTAACGTTGTAATGAAGCCAAAATAAATCGGCGCGGGCAACACCGGACCGCCTTTCTACATCGTCCAAGAGCATTCCGAGTTCGTGGGATCTATGCCGAATTTTGACGCTTGTTGGATTCGGCGGATACGAAGCATCATACCCGGCAGCTCTTAGTCTGCGTACAATACCCAGCTCTATCTGTTCTATAAGCGAGGCGGTACCTTCGCTTGTTGATACACGCTTCATTTTCCTCACCTCTGTACAACTCACTTGACTACCGGCTTGCCAAGAAACTTGTTCACGAAATAGATTTGCGCTTTCGGGGTTACTTTAACGGTCTTGCTCACCGTCACCGTCCCGTCCGCATGGGTGATCGCCGTTTCCTTGATGGTGAAAAGTCCCATCTCCATACTCCGCTGCGTGGGCATATTGTAGTCCGAACCGGAGCGTCTAATGAGATACCCGTTTTCCCGCATCCAGCGGAACAATCTCGTCCCTCCAATGTCCACACCGTTCTGCCGGAGCAGCTTTGCTAACTCCCCAACAAGGATGGAGGTGTTGGACGCCGCCACGCTGTCCGCAAACAGAACCTTGGGCTTGTCCTCCTCCGCCTTGGCTTCCAGCATCCGGCGCTTCTGCCGTTCCTCCTTCAAGGTGGTCGCAAGCTGGATGATGTAGTCCGGGTCAGTCAGCGTCCGTTCGATCACGTCCGGCGTCATGTAGGCCCCATGTTTGCGGATGGTGGGGATCACCTCATGCGTAATCCAATGCTTAAACTTCTTCGCATTCGGAAGTTTGCTGGACAATACCAGTGAATAAAGGCCGCTTTCATTGATAATCCATCCGCCGCGTTGCCCGAGGTTTAAATTCAAACTCGATAACGATTCGTTATTGAGTTTATCTTCTGCATCCACATGGTCTGATAGCGCCTTGCTTGGATTTGCATATCCGAGAATTTCTGCAACATCCTTACCTACGAACCAAGGCTCCCCATCCATTTCAATGATCCTGATTTCCCCAAACTCTGGGTTGTTAAAAATCTGCAACTCATTCATTCTCAGGAACCTCCTTCCCGCAGGTCTCCAGGATGCACCGCTCCAACACCGGAAGGGGGACCCGGTACATCGCCGCCAGCGTGGGCCATAGTTTCTTCGCCGGGGCACACTCTCCATTTTCCCAGCGGCATACTGCCGACTGGGTAATCATCAATGCGGCCGCCACCCCGCCCTGCGTCAAAGAAACATTACGCCGCAGGTCTCTCAACGTCATTTTCTCACTCTCCTCTACTCAAAACTCATAAATATGACTTTTCCGCTTGACAACCTCATAGAGCGGCGATACAATACAACTGCCAAGAAATATTGCAAATCAGCCACTCTATGAGGGGTCAGTTTTTTGCACCCTGCCCGGTGCAAATATATAATAACTCATATTTATCGTATTTGCAATAGCAAAATTATGTTTTGTCGCATTTTGGTTAAACTGTATAAATGTGAGGCTATTTTATGGACATTGTGTTGGAACGAATCCTATCACTTATCCCCAAAAAGGAAAATGGAGATTTTGTTCACGGTTCTAAAAAGGAATTTTGCCAAAAGATTGATGCTCCCACCAACATTGTGAATGCGTGGGTTCGGGGAACAAATCACTCTTATCGGAATTATCTTTACCGTATTGCGTCTGAGTACGATGTTTCCGTGGAATGGCTGGAAGGCAAAACTGCAAAAAAAAATAACCGCCCCACCGAAACCGGTAGGGTGGCCGATAAGCGCACGCAGCGCATATTTACTTTCGTAGATGAGTGCAGTCCGGAAGAATTGTCCGACCTCACAAAATATATTGACTTCCTTGAAACCCGGAGGACTGCAAAATGATGCTTGATAAAATGACAAATCTTCTCCTTAAAGAACTCTACGCAAGAGATAAAATGACTATTCAAGAGATTGAACACATCACCGGCACAGATGAGATGAAATCAACCTCCCCTCAACTTCAACTACTTTCAGAGGCGGGTTTTATCTTCTCATGGGAAAATAAGGATGTAATTCATGACGAGTATGATAAAAAATACTTGGGCTATGCAATTACCATCCAAGGCCGCGCTTACATAGAGCAGCAACGGCAGCAGAAATATCAGTTTTGGGTCCCGTACCTTATTACAACTGTAATTGCCGCATCGAGTCTCGTTGTATCTCTTATAAGCCTAATTATCCGTTAGTGCACTCGCTTGTAGTGCTCACATTTGCTTTTTACATCGACATCACAGCCCAGAAGAAACGAGAGGCCATTCCCTCGGTCTACAAAAACTGCGTGTTCACAGACCCGACAGACAGCCCCCTTGCATTTTCCAAGGCCACTGTCCTCGCACTGTTTGATGAGCTTCTCCAAATAGTCATTTCTCTCTTGCAGACATTGTATCTGCTTTTTCAGCTCACTTCTTGTCTGGAACATAGGTTTCCCTCCTCTATGGCCTTTAACAGTTCGTCCAATTCATTGTCTGTCAACCCAAGTATACGTTCTTTCAGTTTCTCTCGCAATGCCAAGTCGCTATGTAATTTCTTTTCTTCCATGTCCCAATGTCATATCCCTTTCTCCCCATCTCCGTTCCGTTTTTCTCCCTTGCCCCCTGAAGCTGTGATGGAGAGCCGCCGCCCCAGCCACGAAAGCGGCGGCCCGTTAAGACCTGCTGCTTGGGGGTGCGGTAGGTCTGTTATTATCGTACCATCAAGTCTCCAGGTTTGTAAGTCTTAATACGCACGATTTCGGTGTTGATACACACAATTCCGATTGCTATTTCGCACATTTTGTCAATTTTCAACAAGGAGGTACTCTATGTATGCTGTCATTGATTGACCAGTGCCGCGCGGTAAAAGAAGAAAAACACATCACCAACAAGGAGATCGCGGACGGCAGCGGAGTTCCTCTCAACACGGTGAACAATATGTTCCGTGCCACCACCCATTCCCCTACGTTGGAAACTCTCGGCCCCATCTGCGTTTTCCTCGGAATTTCCATTGACCAGTTTTTAGGGATGAAACCAACGGAAGATTCTACGCCACCGGAAACCATAGAGGAAATCATAAACCGGGAACTGTGTGTCTACCGTCAGGAGATCAACGGCCTGAACGCCCAGAACGAACTTCTCCGGGAATTTATGGAACGTCAGTCCCACGGCATCCGCAACCGGGACCGTCTTTTGCGATGGATGTTGGTCCTTCTGATCTTCGTCTTGGCTTACGCCGTTTATCTGGACCTGCACTGTCTGGAATTTGGGTTCTTCCACGGCTGATACACACGGGAGGTGTGCGCATGAAATGCAAAAACTGTAAGCGCGTCATTGACGATGATTCCATCTTCTGCAAATGGTGCGGCGAACGTCAGATCAGGGAGCGCAAAAAGAAGGGCGAGATCAAAGTCCCCTCCCCACGTCAGTTGAAGTCCGGCAAGTGGAACATCGAACTGCGGGCCGAAGGGCAAAGTATCACGGAGGATACCGCCGCTCTCTGCGAAGCCAAGGCCCGCGCCATCCGCGCCGGCTTTCTGGAAGCTAAAAAGGACGCAAAATGCAGTCTCACGCTTCTTCAGGCAATCGACAGTTATTTGAAAAAAAATCAATCTCTATCCCCGTCAACGATCCGGGGATATGAGTGCATCAAAAAGAATCGCTTCCCCGGAAAGATCAATGCCAAAATACAGGACCTTTCAAATTGGCAGTCGGAGATCGACGAAGCCAGTGAAACCCTGTCCCCTAAAACGGTGTATAATTCATGGGGCCTTGTTTGCACCGTGATGCGGGATAATCACATCGCTCCGCCGGAAGTCCGTCTCCCTCAAAGCATAAAAAAAGACCTTCCCTGGCTGACCTACCAGCAGATTCTTGTTTTTGTAGACGCTGTGAGCGGCAGCCGGTTTGAAGTGGGCGCATTGCTGGCCCTTCACAGCCTCCGCCGTTCTGAGATATTCGGTCTTTCCTGGGAAAATATAGACTTAAAGAAAAAGCGGATTAAAATTCAGGGCGCACGGGTCATGGATAAAAACGGAGACTTTGTGTATAAAAAGACCAACAAAAACGTTTCATCTCAACGCACGATCCAAATTATGATCCCCGCCCTTTACGATCTCCTTTCACAGAGGAAAAGCGCCGGCCTTCCCATTATGGATTGTACTGAAAATTCTTTGCGCGGCGGCATCAACCTGATCTGCAAAAAGAATGACCTTCCTGAGTGCGGTGTTCACGGTCTCCGCCGCTCCTTTGCCTCCCTCGGTTTCCATCTTGGGCTTAGCGAATTGGAAGTGCAAGAAATCGGTGGATGGAGCGACCACAACACCGTTCACAAGATTTACCTAAAACTTGCCAAAGAAGATCGGCTCAACGCCGAAAACAAAATGGAGCGGTTTTACAAAAACCGAGGCGATGACACCGCTTCGGACGCAGAGCATACCCTCGAAAAAAAGCCTTGTGCGTCCGCCTGACCTTTCACCGCCCTCCTCAGATTTCCCACCGCCAAACCTCACGTTTTACGAACGATTTTACGAACGCCGCAAAACGCCCATTCATTTTCAACGGTTATAGCCATTTATTAGTGGGTTCGACTCCCGCCACTCGGACCAACCCCACAATCATTGTGATTGTGGGGTTTTCCTTATATTTCAACGGATTCAGCCTTTTTTGGATGGTAAAAATATTTTCCATTGCGTCAATAAAAATACTAAATGCAAGGCGTTTTATCTTAAATTTTACGAACGGTTTTACGAACGGAAAACCCCCGCTTCAAAAGCGAGGGTTTTTCTTTTGCATTATTTGGCTTGCACGTCCTCCACATAGCACCAGCTTTGGGGTGGGCGACCGATAACCCGGCCATCACAGTCCATTTTGGCGTATTGATTTTTAGGGGTATTGCGGAATAACTCTCTGTACGACGGTGCAGAGTTGTTTTTCTTTTTTGGGTCAGGCTTTTGCACAATGATTATGTACTCATTTACATTTTTAAAGAGAAGATTTGGAGGATAGGGATAGCTCCCGAATATAGGACGCTGGGAAGTTGAAGATCCCCATCTGCCGCCAGTACCCTTCTTATTCCAAATAATTTGATTGATTAGTGAGAAACCAACAGACTGCGCAATTTTGGTTAAATCCGATGCAATAGGGATTGTCACTAACCCATATTCTTTAGTATTTTGATTGACATTTGCAGTAACAATACAAAGCTTTCTACCAGGCATAAGAACACGATAGCATTCTCTGACAACACTTTCCATGCTGTCAATGAAATCATCATAATATTCAAATCCACCAATATTTCCAATGTACTCGCCATAGTCTGCTTTGTTCCAGTAAGGAGGGGATGTAATTACGGCGCCGATACTGTTGTCCGGAATGGAGGCCATATCCAGGCAACTGTGATTGTGAATTACAAAAGCCCCATTTGCATTTTCGATGTTCTTATTTTGAATGACTTCGAGTAACCGCTGGGTTGAACGCTCATAGTACGTGGAGTTTGTTTCAAAACCTACATACTTTCTGCCGTTACTTAACGCCGCTTCGCCAGTTGTACCGGTCCCCGAAAAGGGGTCAAGAATAGTTTCTCCCCAAAAAGAAAACATTCGTAGGAGCCTGTAGGGAATTTCGACAGGAAAGACCGCAGGATGAACGCTATCGCTAATATTTGCGATATCCCATACCGTCATTGTCCATTCTTTCCATTCTTCGCTTGTTATTTTAGATAGTTCTTTAATTTCTTTAGTAATAGTGGCCATCCTTTTTACCTCCAATTATTCTTGAAACTCATCAACCGATTGGCATCCGCAGTCAACAAAATCAAAATACCATTGATTTAAATATGTTAGAAAGGACTTGTCAATATTGAGAGCTTCTATCAAAAGAGTATCAATCTGTTCAATGATGCCCATAAGTTGTTTATGATCGTAGTCGTAATGAGGGCAGGCGCGTCAACCAAAATCGACTCTACACACTGGCTTGAACTCGCTCAATTCTTTCGGCGTATCATAAATGCGCAAGTCGGAGATGTGCCAGCCGTAAAGCGGTGTTCCGTGCCCATAATCCCATAGTGCCCCATTTTCAAGGCAAGTCTGTAATACATAATTATCGTCAATGTCATAGATGCCATACGGTTCGTTTGCCGGGGAAAGTCTATCTATGCGGTCACAGGTAAATTCCCCGACGACCCTGCCGTTTCCTATGGCACCGCCCACCGGAATTGCCGTTTCCGCGTTCATACAGGTGATCAGGTTCGTGCCTGACGCATTCTGCATAAACGCAAGGTGCTTGTCTCTTGTGCAGTAGATATAGCACTTAAACGGCGTTTCCAGTTTCGGCTTGGTCTTGCGGACTTCGATAGTCTTTTCGCCGGAGGCAATCTTTTGACACCACTGCGGGCGAATGCTCAGCAAAGCAGCCTTACTCATCCTTCTTCGCCTCCAATGCACGATCCGCCTCCTCGCGGGTCAGGAATACGGTCTTGCCGATTTCATTAACCGGTACGCCGAAAATGGATTTATCAACAAACCCGGCTACGATATCCCATTCAATGAATGTACAAAACAATTCCACGCGAATTGCCTTTACTCGGTATTCGCTTATGGTTTTTCGACTTGTAACCTCATACACCGTATCTCCCGCCTTGCACGGCGGTACCACCAGCCGCCCGTCTCTGTCGGCCTCGGCCAGATCGCGGATGCGATTGAGCAATGCAAGCTGCTCCGTCAGCGTTTTCGATTCTTCCAGCGCGTAATCAAACAGTTTTCCCAACGCGGTTACTTCTTCCGGCGTCCGCCCCGTCTCTTCGTAGGCGGCAAGGCGGTTTGCCGCCTCACCGCTTCCGCAATGATAAGACCAACACCCGTATTCTTCGTTCCAATAGGTCAATCGCTCCATCTGATTACCTCCAAACCATATCGCATTTGTGGACTGCGCAATCTGTCAAAATAGCCTTGAAATCCCGGAACATGGCGCAGTCTTTTCTTCCAGAGTAGCCGTAGTGAATTTCATCATCATAGTCTCCAATCACCTTTAGGATCTCCTTGCAGGCCCCATAGTGGATACTACCGCCAGCGTCCGGTTGAAGCAGAAAATCCACTATTTTTACGGAAACCTTTTTCTCTCGGATTAAATCTTCTGTCCTTTTGTCGAAGGCATCAAAATACTGCTTCCGTGCTTCTCCCATAAAGGGGGCTTTGTCAATGCCCTGATAGTGATCCCAAAATACACCGCCGTGCAACTCTGCGACCTTATCCCTCAGTCGCTTAAATCCAAAATAGCCAAGGTCAATGCTCCGCCCGGTTTTCCGGCATAAAACTGTCATTCCCATTTTTATCTCCCCATCTTTTCCAAAAACTCATCGATCCGGCCCTGATCTGCCACAACAACCTCTTTCCCAATCTTCTCGGCGTAGGCTCGCTCCAACCGTGCCACAGAACTCTCACGCCAGTCCGGCAGCAGAACCACACAGTCCGCACAGTCGATCATGGAAAAGCAGATACGCATATAATCGCCCTGCTCCATGCCGGAGGGGAGGTTCGCCGGGTTTAGGACACAATGTCCCATGGCAGTGAGGGCTTGCTCTGCCTTGGCGAACTTCTCCCGGTAGTTCGCATCCCCGGTGATCTTCCCGGCAATATACACACGCAGGTGCGCCCCGACCTGAACGTCAAACGCCCGCTTCGCGGGCCGCTGCTTACTTACAACTCTGATGTACTCAATCATCCTTACTCTCCTTTGCATCCCGCATACGCAGTTCATTGACGGCATCCACAAGCTCGTTGATTTTCTTAATAATCTCACGAGAATCAAGGTAATACTCACCCTTGCTATCAACATCTTCTAAAGTCCAAGACTTTATTAAAGGCTCAATCTTGTCTTCAGCCTTCTTAGTAAAATCATACTGGCCAATGCGTTTGTACCCCGGAAACCCTTTCGCATACTCGTAAACCGTAATGCAATCACTATTGCCGTCCGTATACAGGACGAAAGGTTCGTAGAAACCGCGCGCCTTGCATTGCTCACATTGGCAGATGGATTGGATATAACCGACCCGGCCAGTAACATCTTCAACGTAGTCCCCGACACGAAAATCATACTTCATCAAAAATCATCCCCCTCATACAATCCTCCGGAAACATCAAGGGTATCAACCCCCTGAATGCCGTGGAGACGAATATATTTTTCACCTTCCCACCAATAGTTTAACCATTCAACGCACCTTTGGTATGGGGAGGCAATTTCATTTGTGCAACGCCATTCGACCGAATCATAGGACGCTTCAACAGAAACGATTACATCTTCATCACCATGGCAATCCCAGTACCTTTTCACATATTCTTCAACTCTGCTATATCCATTTTCGTTGTCTTTAAGAATTAGAACTACCATCAAAAATCTTCTCCTTTCTCACATTTTTCGCCTAAACCCGCTAAAATCAAGGCGTAGATTTCTTCAAACTTTTCAGTAATCCCATCAGTAATCTTAGCCATGCTGGACATTGTACCGTCATCTTTCGACCATTCCCAACCATGGAAGGCACAATCATTTTTCCAATAAGAGAGGAAAAAGATATATTCATCATAAAAATTCTCAATAAGGGGTTTAAGTCTACCCAAACTATCATAAACACCCCTCATTGTTGCCTTTTTGCAACCGCTATCTTCAATCATTTTATTGATTGTGTCAGCAGAATAAACAAAATTACTCATCAAAAGTCCCCCTTTAATTCAAAAAAATCATCTGGCACAAAGCAAACCCACACTGGAACGCCGCGCCGGTCAACAGCAGCATCAGGATCGCCAGTGCGCCTTTGTCCCAGTCTTTACAGATGCCGTAACAGGCCCACCCACAAAGGCAGAGCGGAATAAATAGCAGAATCGCCAGTTTAGCCATTTTTATTTTCCGCTCCCATCTCCGGCCGCATAAGCGGACGGTACACCGTCTGAATATCATTCTTCCATGGTGTCAGCCATACGCACCACATCACGTCCATCAGCGGACTTCCCTTCTCTCCGGGCATCCGCTTCTTGAAAAAGAAATCCGGGCGCCACGTCAGCGGCAGAATGTAGCTGGGCGGGATCTCGTCAAACAGCTTCCGCCGGCACGTTGCGTTCCAATACTGCGACTTGAGCAGGAACGCAAAAGGCTTGCCCAGCTCCGCTGCTCTGCGGATAAACGCCTCCGCCAGCGAGAAAGGCGGGTTTGTGATGATCCAATCAGCCGCGTCAATGCTGGACTTCAAGAAGTCCGTCCCATCCAGAATGTCTGTTGCATAGACGGTCTCAAAGTAGGTCTGAAGCACACCAGCCATATCGCCCTCTCCCGTTGCCGGTTCCCACACGGACGTTGTGCGCGGAAGATTCAAAAAGCGCATAAGTACCACCGTCACATCCGGCGGCGTGGGATAGAAGTCTGACTGACTCCGCCCATACGCACTGTTCCCGCCAGCTATCCTGCTTGCATTCAAGCTATCCATATTCAACCTCCCGTAAACAAACTGATCTGCGCCGTGTGTTCCGCAAAGCGCTTTTCCTGCGCCTGAAAATAGTGAGGGTCGATCTCACACCCAACAAAATCAAAGCCAAGATCATAGGCGGCTATGCGGCTGCTGCCGCTGCCTAAGTGGGTGTCCAGTATCTTGTCTCCCGGCTTTGCGTACTTCTGCAAAATCCATGTGTATAACGCCACCGGCTTCTGCGTTGGGTGGATGCGCTTCTCATTAAGAGCTTTGTTCCCCTGTTGGACTGTCCCCTCTGCGATACTCTTCCCCTGGAACATCCCATTCCACATATAGCGGAACAGACGGACGCTTTCAAAGCAGTTCGTCGCCGCAATTTCGCAATCGCTAAAGCTGCTCTCCCCATTGCACTTGTCCCACACGATTCGCCCGTGGGAAAACACGAAATCAAAGTAGTTACATCCCCATACGATATAATGTTTTGACACTCTGTCCAATTCAGCAAAAAATTCTGCGTCAGGTATATCCCATTTGGGAGACACAGGGTAATCCCGTTTCACCCCAATGGGGCTGATCTTACAGCCATAATAGCCACGCCGCTCCGGACCGCTGAAATATGGAGGGTCCACCACGGCCAGATCAAACGCCTTGTCCTGCAGCGTCCGCATATACTCCATGCAGTCCATGTTATAGGCTACGTTCAATCCCTTTTCCCTCCCTCAATCACGGTAAATGCCCCTCGGCGCTTGACCGCCGCACGAGCCTCCTTCTGCTTCACCTGTTCCAGATACTCTTTATACTTCGCCGGCAGGCGAAATTTTTCACACGATTTTCGCCATTGGCTCCGCTTCGTATAGTCCCGATCGAACCACTTGCACTCATCACAGCAATAGCAGACGTCCTCCACGTCCTTGATCTCCCCCGGCGTGAAGTATGCGCCGTATAACTCGCAGTTATAGAGACAGTTGTTGCAGATACACCCATAGCAGCTCATTTCGCATCTCCATCAGCCGGAACGTTCTTATCCGCAAAGTAAAGGTGTCCTCCGCCGATTTCCCTGATAAGCATATCAAGCTGCCAGTGCATAAAGACTTGCTTATGAACCGTCCTCCCATGCCAGGAAAAATACTGCGTCTCCGGGGAATGCACAAAGTCCTCAATGCTCTTGACCCGCGCCCCCTGCCTGTATTTCCGCGTGTATGCCATGTCTCTCGACCTCCTACTGCTTTACGTCCCAAGGCCAATTTCCGTGATCGTCATTTCGGTGACAGTTTCTGTTTTATCGAAAATCACATCTTCGCACGTTCCACCAAACCGCAAAAATCCATTTACCTCAACGAAGCCTTCCGGGTCCCACTTGATAGACTTGACAATACCAATCGTTTTAGGAGTACCGTCTGCCTGAAACTGAATGACCGGGACGTTCGTATCCCCCTTGCAGGAATTTTTAATGGCATCAATCGTATAAACAACACCGTTCAAATCCCGGAAGCGTGGGCCGTGGTCGCAACCACCGCTATCGTAATTCTCAGAAACAGGAAATCTCGCGTGAAATTCAACTGGTGTACATCTCATAAATCATTCCTCCTATCTTTAGCATAGCAACCCCCTCCAATAGGGTTTTTGCATGTCTGCTTCACCTACCGCCTACCAGCACGTCACCTACCGACCGCCTGCGCCCCGCCCGCGCCGCGCAACCTAAGTACGTATTCCCCACATAAGCGAAGCGTTTTTATAAAATTTTTTTTGGGCCCCTTTTTGACTTTTCCGTTTTTTGCCCACGGTTTTCTAAACTACCCCCCCTTTAAAGGGGGAGGAAGGGCGACGGGGATGAGAACGTGGGGGGGAAAGAACGTGAGTGGAGGGGGAAGAGTTGTGGAGAGATTCTGCGCCGATCCGGTGGCCAGGTCTGTAAACCACCCCCCACCCAGCCGGGGCCGTGGTCATCTGGTCAGCTGGTCAGCCGGGGCCGCTGGGCGGGTCTCGGAGAGTGTCAAGACCTGTTGCAAATGCCTAAACTGTTGCCATAATAAGCAATTATGGCAACAGTTACCGCCTTTTTTGGTGGTAAATGCAACAACAGCCTATGCCGCCCTTGTGCAACCTGACGAAAGGCGGCGGGAGCCGGGGCCGCTGCCGGTTCTCTGGACTTCGGTGGCGGTGGTGGTGGCCGTCCTCCGATGGTCGGCGGCTGGCCCGCTTGCGGTTCCCGGGCTGGTATGGTCGGCGGTGGCCGTGGTGGCCGATCTGATGCAATCAGCCGGAACAGACCCCCGGCGGTGACTCCTCCACCCTTTCCCCTTTTTCCCTTGTCCATTGCTTCCGGTCCTGCGGGAGTGCTCCGCGCTTTTCTTCATCCGGGTAAAGCGTCCGGGGGTCTCCGTGGGTACATTTGTGTATACTCTAATCAAGCGCGCCCGCAAGAAACGCGCCCGCGCGCATAGGGGTTAAAAATAGCCGCTTGGGACGGCGTAGGGTGCAAGCGGCTGCGCGGCGTGGGTCTGCTGCGGTGCGGTGCTGGGCAGTATTGCTCAGAGGGCACGAGAAAAGCCCGCGGGGGGCTTCCCTGCGGGCTGTGGTGGCTGGTGGTATCAGGTCAGAAACAGTTCGCCGTTGATCTCAAGGCTGACGGCCTCTTGTTTCATTTCGCGTTTGATCTTGTGGCAGATGGCGACGATCTCGGCGCCGTGGCGCTCGATGTCCTCGGCTGCGGCGTTGCTGTAAACGATGGTGACGGCCTCGCCCACGAGTCCGGCGGACTGGCTCACCCAGTAGCCGCGGGCCTCGGTAGCGGTGGCACCGCCAAACATGGCGGACAGCTTCGCGGCGACTTCCTCCACCTGCTGCCGGTTGTCGGTGGGGTGGTCGGTGTCGGTGGTGCTCGGTACATAGATAGCCACGCGGGAGTCCAGACGGACAACGCCGGGGATCGTGTCAAAAAAGCTCTTTTTCATTTCGTGTTCCTCCTCTTCCTTATGCGGTCGCCCGTGTGCGGCGGTTGATCTCTGCGAGTGCTGCCCTTACTGCGGTTTCATCTTCGGCGTATGCCGTGCCGGAGATCGTCCCGCAGGCCCTCCGGTATGCTGCCCGGTCATCGGCCCAGGCGATCAGCTCGCGGAGCTTGTCCATGCTCATTTTGCTGTAATCCATTTTGTAATCCTTTCCGGCCCGGTGGGCCTCCGTGGTTTTCCTCTGTTTTCATTTACCATTATATATGGGTAAACCCCATATTTCAATAGTCAATTCCTACAAAAGTAAACCCCATATTTTGTATAATATTTATGGGGTAAACCCATTGTTTTTCTGTTTCCGGCTCCCTATAATAATAGATGTCAAAAGGATAGCACCAAACCACCGGACCGGCGGCCGCTCCGCCGGGGAAAGGATGTTAAAATGTCGGATTTATTGGAAAGGTACGAGGCCCAATATGGCCCCGTTGCAAGTGGCTACTTGTACACGCTGGGCGGTGATCCTGCCGCCATCGTGGCGGAGATGGAGCGCACCCAGGAAGCGCCGGAAGCGGACCCGCTCGCGTTTCTGGCTCCGCTGATGCCCACCACCCCGGAACAGGACGCACACAACGCCATCATGAAAGAGATCCAGCGGCTCTATTTTCTGCCGATCTCCCGCGCCTCCGCTCTGGCCGTGTGTAACGTGCTGGGCGAGGCAGGCGAGCTGATCCCCTTTCCCGGCTTGCCGGATTTCCGGTTTAATTCTTGGACTTTTAAAAACGCCTGGAACGATGCCCACCCGGACGAGGCACGGATCACCGTTAACGGTGCCGCCATGCTGAGTGTTTGACCCCCCAGAACAGCGGCCCAGGATCACCCCGGGCCGCTGAACAGGAAAACGGAGGTTTGCGAAATGGCAAGAGTCAAGATCACTTTAAAATGCGAGCACTGCGGGAAAGAGTTTGAACACATCCACATGTGCCGCAATTCCACCGAGGCGGGATCTTATGAAGTCTGGGCGCGGGAAAACCTCGCCACCTGCCCCGCCTGCTACGCAGAACAGAAGAACGCGAAACGAGGCGCGGAGCTTTCCGGCTACATTTCCAGCTTCAGCGACCGGCACCCGCTGCCGCAAATAACCGGCGTTTCCGAAAAACAAATTTCTTATGCTTCAAGCCTGCGGGAAAAATTCATCCGTGAAAATCTAATGCCGGTTCAGCTTGATGTGAACTGTTTTTTTGAAATCGCGGACAAGATCAAGCCGGAAAACTGCGACGAAGCAGGGCGGGATCTCATGCACAAGGCCGCAGCCGATGCCGGGAAGCCCTTTGAAATCTGGTTTGAAGCGTTCCGGGCGGACCGCCTCCGGCGCTATTTCGGCCTGATCTATGCCGCTGACGCGGACAAAATCGAAACCATTTTTACAGAGAACAGCGCATCTAAAATTATTGATGCGCTGAGATAGGACAGGAGGAAAAACACATGATCGCCCATCTTTACAAAATCCCTTCAACTTTTCGGAACGTTCCCGACGCGGTGCAGGTTCGCGCGGTTCCCTTTGAAAATTTTCCCGGCACCTGGCTACATGCAACGCTGAATTTGCCCGACGGTCTCCGCGTGGCCGACTCAAAATACGGAGAAGGGGCATTTATCACGGAGTCCGGCGAGGTCATCGGCGAGGCATACGCCGACCCCGAACAGATCGCCGGAAACGAACTGAAAGGCCGCGTTACCGTGCGGGACTCCGCCGGAAATTTTCTTGTTGATACCGTTGTCATCTGGCAATGATCCATGAAAGCGAGGTAAAACCATGCCCAGACCCAGAACCAGCGCCACCAGAACAGACGCCCAAAGACGGGCGGAAAACAAGTATAAAAACAAGGCGCAAATTGTGATTGCCTGCCGGATGGACCGCCAGACGGGGGAACGCTATAAGGCCCTTTGCGCCGAACGCGGCACCACGCCCAACGCCGAAATCAAAGCCTTTATTTTGTCCCAGCTTGGCGAACAGTAAGAAGGAGGCCGCGCACGTGAAAGAAGAATATTACATCCCGAACACAAGCGGCGAAAAAATTTCTTTTGACGGAAAAGAATACATTTTTGCGGAAGATTTGCACGATGAAATTTCCCCGCCACAAAACCCGGATGACCCGGCGGATCGTGCACAAATTTCCTACCGTGCGCAAGTAATTGACCCGGCCGCGCCGGAACGTCTGCTTGAGCTTTATTATGCCCCTATCTTAGTATGTGATGATCCGCCATTCGATTACAAAACAGCCGAGATCATCGGAATTATCGAAACGGAAACCGACTAACCCCAAAACGCAGAACAGCGACCCGGAAAAAATCCGGGCCGCTGCTTTTTTTATTCTGCTTTTTCTTCCGGCTGATATTCCATGATCTCACCCGGCTGCACGTTCAGTGCTGCACAGATTTTGCATAAAACATCCGTTGTCACGCTATCCCCTTTCCCCAGTTTGGCCAGCGTAGGCGATGAAATCCACTGCAAGAGATCCGTTTTTTTCATCCCCCGGCGGGCCAGCAGGTCAAACAACTTAAAATATCGCATCATCTTTTTTCACCTCGCCATATTTAGCATATCTTAACACCGGCAAAATGTCAATAAAAAAAACATTTGCAAGTGCTAAAATAACTGTTGACTTTTATATTAGTATATGCTAATATAATATCAACGAAAGCAAAGCGAATTTTCACACCGTCAAAAGCCAAGGAGGCCGAGATCATGAGTTTTCACCTTTTTATCCTCGTTCTGGGCGCTGGCACCTTTGCCCGCCTGATGTTCCGCGTGGTGGATCTCATCGAGGCCCGCCGCTAAATCAAAATCAAGGAGGATCACAAAATGACCACTTATAAAACCCGCAAAGCCGCCGCCCGTGATGCGGCGATCATAGCCCAGCAGGAAGCCGCCGAACAGGTGCAAAGCTGGGAAGAAGTCGCAGAGACCGCCGACTGTCTGGAACGGCTGGCCCGCCGTTTCGGTCTCCTGCGGGAGTTCCGGGAAAACGGCCTTATCTGAACAAAGAAGGAGGACCCCACCATGAAAATTGAAATCCGTTCCCTTTTTTCCGGCTGGCAGACCGTAGACCGGGAGACCGCCGCCCGTTTTGTTTCTCACCTGCTCCGCAATATGTCCGCGATCCCTGCCGCCCAGCGTCCCGCCTATATCGAGGCGCACCGGCTCCGGGGCTGCACCGTCTCCGACCTGCTCCACCAGAACAGCGCCACCAACTAAAAGGAGGTTCACCCATGTTTAACAGTCTTTACCATGCCGAGATCGGCGGCGGCTACACCCTCCGCCGGAAAGTCATTATCAACGCCGCGGACCTGCGGCCCCTGGGCGGTCAAATCGAGGTTGCCGCCATCATCGAGAACGGGGACGAGCTGAACAGCACCACCGTTACAACGGAGGCCGCTGCGCTGGCCGCGTTTCATTCCATGGTCCAGCAGTACGCCGAACCCCTGCAAAAAGCTGTGGACGCCGCCGGACTGGTTCTGGGCCGGAAATATACCCTTGTATATCTCTCCGAGTTCGGTTTTCCCATTGCGGAGAAAATCACCTTTCACGGCTACACCCTCACCACCTACGCCCAGCACGCCGACGTTGTGCGCCTGACCTACACCCCATACCGTAAGCGCTCCACACGCGGCCGGCTGTTTTTAGGCTCGTCCTCCCTGCTGATCTTCAACGGCTGGCAGGATCTCCCAGAACAGGCCACCCATGAAACCCTGAAGGAGGACGAGAAAGTCAAGATCACCCGCAGTAAATACGGCTGCTTTTCCGCTTCCTATATCGAGGATGCCGCCGCCCTGCTGAAGGACCCGGTTCTGATCTTCAAAAGCTACCAGACCGGCGCCAACGGCAAAGTTTACGCCTGAACAGCCACCCCGGACACCTTGGAGCCGCCGCACCGATAAAAGCGACGGCACCCCAGAAAGCCAAAATCTACACATTCAAAACACATTTCAGGAGGATTTTACCATGACTGACAAGAACAACCGCACCATGAAAACCGGCGACGTGGTGGAGATCACCGGCGCATACTTCAAGAATGACAACGGCCTTTACTTCGTCGAGCACACCCCCGGCGATCCGAATTGGAGCGGCCGCGATCACTGCCTCCGGCGCATCAAGCGCAACGGCGAACTCAGCACCGCAAAGGATAACATTTGCTTCTGGCCCATTTCCGCCTTTGTGAACAGCCGGGACAAGCGGGCCGCCGCGAACCAGTGGAATCAGGAGCATGCGGAAATCGAAATCAAGGCCTTCCCCCACACCACCCATATTGCGGCCTACTTCGCAGACGAGGCGGAAAAGCAGGACAAGGAGGCCCAGCGCTGCATCTGGAACCTTGGCGAGGATCACGAGGTAGTCAAGGCCATCCAGGCGACGCGCAACTTCCTCCGCTCCATTTCCGACGGCCTCCGGGCCGAACAGCCCACCCCCGCCGACACCCAGCAGCCCGAACAGCAGACCCCCGCCACCGGCGCAGGCGCAGAAGCGCCCGCGGAACAGCTGGAGGCCACCACCGCAGAACAGGCAGAACAGCCCGCCCCGGAAAATCGACCTGCTACGGTCCCGACCTACTACGAGATCAGCGAGGAAACCGCCCGGAACGCTCACTATTGCGTCCACATGAGCGACTACAAACCCGGCAGCGCCACCGCCGATTATCGAAATTCCGTGAACAGCGCCGCCGAACTGGTGGAACAGCAGAAGGACCGCGTTAGCACTTTTTACCATGACAAGCTGGACGCCCTGCTTGACCGCTACGCCCGCCGCCTTGCCCAGTGGACGAACGATTACAACCGCAACCAGGCCAGCTATCCCAGCCAGTTTATCGCCGGGGCGGGTAACTTCAATATGCGCAAGCACAACCGCCAAATGTCCCGCGAGGGATCCCTGTGGGAGGAATACCGGCAGATCGAGGCGATTCTGGACAAGATCCGCAGCGTCGGCACCGGCCCGGTAGACCTTGCCGACCCCCACGCCCGCGAAATGCTCACCGAGCGCCTGAACAGCCAACGCCAAATGCTGGAGGATGCCAAGACCGCAAACGCCTACTATCGCAAGCACAAAACGCTGGAAGGCTGCCCCGGCTTTACGTCTGAACAGGCCGCGAACCTCACCGACCCGAACAGCTTTGATATTCGCGTTCACGGTTCCCCCTTCCCCGCTTACGAGCTGGCCAGCATCCGGGGCAAAATCGAGCGGGCAGAACAGCGCCTCGCGGAGCTTGACCGCAGAGAACAGCAGGCCGCCGAGCCTCAGACCGGCACCGCCTTTGACGGCGGCCAGATCGTCCGCAATATCGACCTGAACAGACTCCAAATCCTCTTTGATGCCATTCCCGACGCCGACACCCGCGCCGCCCTGAAGCAAAACGGCTTCCGCTGGTCTCCGAAAAATCAGGCATGGCAGCGCCAGCTCACCGACAACGCCGAACGCGCCGCCCGTCAGGTCCTCCGCCTTGCCTGAACAGCGGCAAAAACCCCCTTGGCCCACCCTGCTACAATGAAATTAAGAACTGAACAGCCCAGCCCCGGAGGTCACGAGGGCATGAAAGGACAACCCCATGTTTATGGTTTACTTCAAAGGCCCCAGAGACAAACAGCATAAGCCCATGAGCCTGAACACCGGCGAGCTGTTTAATCGCCTCGTTTATGCGCCCGTCTACAATGACGATCTTCTCCCCGCCGTGAAGTCATGGATCGACCTGAACAAGAAGAACGCCCCGGATTGTTCGATCCAGTGCCGCGTCCCCGGCACCTCGAAAATCCTATATGCCTGAACAGCCGCACAGAAAGGAGCGCAACCATGAAAACCGCCGGATATTGGGAGTGCAGAAATGAGATTATCGCCGCGCGCCTCCCCACCCCGCACAAGTACGAACCGTTTACCGAGCTTTTTGACGTGGATAAGCTCGACGCTATCCGCGACAAATACGGCGTTGACCTTTACCGCGAGTGCTACACAGACGTAGCCCGCGAGGTCATGGCCGATGCGATAAATGCACAGAAGGAAGCCCGTGAAAAAATGACTTATTCTGAAAAAATCGCCGAAGTCAAGAAGGTCGCGGTCAACTGCCAAATAACTGGAGGCTTGCTTGACCGTGGATATTGGTATGGCGAAAATCCGTATGCCGATCATCTGATCGAGTGTGCGCTGCTGTGGGACCTTTTTCCTGAAACAGTTGCTGATTTTGAAAACTTTTGCAGTTTCCGCAGATCCGATTATGCCATTCTCAGACTGAGCAAAAAAGCCAAACGTGAAATAGGAGGTACAACCCATGCTGAACACTGAACAGTCCCTCACCTGCGTTTTGCAGCTCGTCCACGGACTGGACGAGGACGGAGCCGCCATTTATACCGCCGTCAGCAAAAACCCCTATGAATGGAAAAGCGCCGACGGCCCCATCCCCCGGCTGTATTTCTTAGAACAGGATCTCCGCCGCACGTTGGTGGAGGAAGCTGCCAGCCGCATCTGCGACGCAGCCGTGCGCATGAACAGCCAACGCCCCAATGAACAGGGCTTCTGGATCGACGAGGAAGGCAAGCAGTGCGTCTGCGACGGGCACCGGGGCTTCCGCCTGAACAGCCCCATAGAGCTGACCGCCGCGCCGGAACTAAGCGCAGACGGTTCCCGGTTTAACCTGGCGCAGATCATCGCCCCCATCCGCAAGAACACCCTGCGCCTCACCCTTCCCACTGTGGCGGAGGTCCGGGCGCAAATCAAAACGGACCGCGCGGAATGGGCCGCCAAGCGCCGCCGCAAGGGCGAGACCTTCAAAGCCAGTTATGATTTCGGCCCCGGCCTCCCCAGTGTCGATGCCAACTATCTGATCGACTTTCTTCAGCTGTTCCCGGACGGCGAAGCGTTCACCTCTGAACAGAAGCCCTATATCACCCCCATCTATTTCCGGTCCGCCGACGGTGAAGGCATTCTCTGCCCCATCCGCAAGGCCACCGAAGCCGCCGCCTGAACAGCGGCGCAGGAAGGAACCGTCCCATGAATGATAAAGCTATTATGAAGTACAACGCATTGATTGATGATCTTGCTTCGCTTGCCAAAGAGTCGCATGATTCCCGAGAGTCTATCGTCTGCACGGAGGCGTCAGGATGGCTCAAGCATCTCTTCGACAAAAGCGAACGGCTTTCGATGGAGCTGAAGCACACGGAAGAAGTCGCCGCAAGCGCCAAGTCTGAAAAGTTCAGTCTGCAATCTTTTATCCTCGCGAACCTCGTTCAACCGAATCAGCAGGTGATCCTGTATGAATATACAGGTGTCCAGACTATGTGCCAATCTTGGCTCGGCAAGTTTTGTGGAATCCCAGATTCTTATGTCCACCGCACTGTGGATAAAGTTTTTGTCCCAGCCTACCCGGATATGTTGCCTTTCAACTCCACCCTTTACATTCTTTTGGCCCCGGAAACCTAAAGTCCCTATCCCCAACAACATTTGATTTTTATAGGAGGATGAATCGGAAATGCAAAAAATTGTTTTGAACGGCATGACCTTTGACGGCGCATCCGTCCTTCGGGCCGTGGAGCAGGTGGACCTGTTACCCTGTGGCGGTGAAGGTATGACCTGGAATCCGTGGCAGATCGCAACCCCGGAGGAATATGCCATGCGCCTTCAAAAGATCAATTCGGCTCACTGGGATGCGCTGGATGTTGGCGAGATCCAGCCGGGTCCTTGTCTCTCTGCGCGGGAGATCGTCAGAGGCGGATGGAAGTTTTTATATCAGGTCGATGGACGTGGAGACTGGCAGTCTCAATGCTTTACTGTATGTGAAGCGGTTCTTAAGAAGTCCTAAATGTCAAAAACTCTATTGGATGGGTATGGTACAATAAAATCAAGGGCGAGATAGACGCCGCCCTTGCTTTCCATCTTTCTATCTTCCCTCACGCACGGCGGCTGCCGGCCTACCCAACGGCAGCCGCCAAACTCCAAAACAGTATGGGCGAAAATTGTGCGAACAGGGTTTTTGGCTTGTCCTCTGTTCTTCCGGTTCAACTCCGGTTTCGCTCACCAGCGGCGCGAATGCCGCACGTAGTATTCTCCTACCTTCCAAGCGTGGCCCGTAAGTACACGCTCGCCGTTCTCGGAGCGGTGCCCCGGTGCAACCCCGGCAGGGCAGCAACGCGGATATAGTTCATCGGCAGAACGGCGGCTTCCCAAGCCGCGAAGGTGGGTTCGATTCCCATTATCCGCTCCAAGGGTGCACGAAGCGCCCTGCATGGATCGCAAAGCCTCCTGAATGTGTATGACAGCCCGGAAAGACGGGCCGCCACATCACCCGCCATGGCGCAAACAAGGCGGGATCACGCAGACGTCCAACCGATACTTCTGTCCTTTCCACCGGGAGCCGGGGACCTCTCCGGCCGTCTGCACCATGCCCGCCCACATAAGAGGTGGTTACTCTATAAAAAACCGTAGTGGGAATGAAACCTCCATGTCTGGCAGTGGAGTCGGCGGGTTGATACAGCCGCTATCGGGATGGTTTTCTCAGAGACACTTGAGCAACCTGACAGCCGGGAAAGACCGGCATCTATATGCAGACGTCCAAGCCGCGGACGATCACGTGGGGAGTTGGGGGCATCTCCAACCGTCTGCACCACATCCAGCGCCGTGAGAAGTATACACTCACAAACGGGTTGCCCGGAGATGGGCGCGGCAGGGCAACAGAAACGTGTACCTATGGGGGCCAACCGCAGGCAGCCGACACGCAGCGGTGACAGTCTGGAAAGACAGACAAACATAGGGGTGTAGCCAAGCGGTAAGGCAAGGGACTTTGACTCCCTCACGCGCTGGTCCGAATCCAGCCATCCCTGCCATTGAAATTTTAGGAAAGGAGGATGTCCCATGAACAAGACTGAACTGATCGCCGCCGTGGCGGAGCGTTCCGGCCACACCAAGCACGATACCGCCATCATGATGGATGCCGTGTTCACCGTCATTGAGGAATCCCTGCTCAACGGCAGCGAGGTCAAAGTCCCCGGCTTCGGCAAGTTCGCCGTGAAGCACCGGGAAGCACGGGTGGGGAAAGACCCCCGCACCGGCGAGGAAAAGGAATTTCCCGCCAAGACGGTTGCGGTGTTCCGCCCCGCAAAGCCCCTGAAGGACGCCCTGAACGGCTGATACCCCCATTTCGTAAATCGCCCACAGAAGCCCTGTAAGCGCCCCTTGAGTTTCGTGGGGTAGAGTTTTCAGCCCCCGCCTCTCTCTTATCTCTCAGGCCGCTTGTGGGGCCGTCAGCGCAAGAATTTTAATCAAGACCATACTCATACCGAAAAAGGGGGAACGGTTTCCGTTTTGGAAAAGGTTCCTCCCTTTTTTATCTCGACATTTTCTTGCAAATCGCCTATAATTTTTCTGTAAAAAGGAATTACACGCCTAAAGGTAAAGGAGAATTTTACAATGAAGATCATGAACCCCACCGCCATGAACCGATACAACGCCCTGCGAGAGGCCGCCGGGAAGATCGACCGTCTGGTCCCCCAGGTCCGCTTGCTGGACCAGCCGCCTCATGAGAACCGGGAGAACGCCTCCGTTGCGCTGGAATTTCCCACTCCCCTTGTGGTACTTAATTCCACCATCCGGCAGGCCCTCTCCTTCCTGTTCTGCCAGTGCGACACCGTGCAGACCGACAAAACGGACCGGGGTATCTGCTTCACCTTTACCGTCTCTGAAATCTGGATCACGGAGGAAACCACATGAACCTGAAAACCAATGTCACCCGCCGGGACTTCGCCTTCAGCGTCACCGCCGAGACCAAGGCGGGAGAACTGCGGATGTTCGATCATACCGTTGACGCCGAAAGCGAGGAAGCCGCCCGCCTGCTCCTGATCTCCTATCTGGAAAGCCGGGGAATGGAGCTGGTGGAGGCCCGTCTGACCGGCGCGGAATAACGAGGTGCACTGCATGAGTAATCAAAACGCCGACGTGAAAGTGCTGGCCGATAGCCTCTGGAATAACTACTTCCAGCCCAAAGTGGCGGATGCTACCCGCTCCTGTCTCCGTCTGGAAAAGGCCACCGTAAAAGCGGCCCCCAGCGGCGGCACCGTGGCCGTCCAGCTTCCCTTTGACGAGACCGTGCTAAACCTGCCCTACGCCTCGTCCCTCTCAGGTCTCACCGCCGGACAGTCCGTCTGGGTGGGCATCCCCTACTCCGACCTATCCAACGGCGTTGTGATGTTCGACGCCACATTCCAGAACCTTTAAACGGAGGAACCAATGAAAAACAGATTAACGGTCAGGCACGGGATGCTGTCAGACCTGAAAACGTATCTGACCCAAAGCGGCTGGAACCTTGAAGATCCCGTTGGAAAATACGAGGTTTTGCGGGCGCGGAATCTAAATTACCCGCGTCCGCTGCTCGTCCACAACCGCTCTGAGCGCGGAATCGGATACAGCATCGACGAGCGCGATATGAAGATTTACAGCGGATGGAGGCGAAACCGCCGCAAGCGGGGACTCTCTCCTGACTTTCCGACAGAGGAAGAAAACGCGGCATACTGGCGCGGAGAAATCCAATAAGCAAACAAATCATCAAACAATTTGCAAAGTCTAAGCAAGATTTAAGCAAGTTGTAAGCAAGTTAAAAAGCAAAGCCGCCCGTGTTGGGCGGCTTTTTCACAGGCGCTTGACTTCTCCTGCAAAATGCGATATGGTCAAACCATCAGGAATTTAGGAGGTTTTTGATATGGCACTGATAAAATGCACCGAATGTGGCAAAGAGTTCAGTGATAAGGCGTCCGCTTGCCCTAACTGCGGCTGCCCTACAAAGGATGTTTTGTCCGAACTGGCCCGGTCTCAGGAAACGCTGGAAGTAGAGCCGAAAACCGCAGAACCTCCTGCACCTGAAACACCAACCACACCTGTGGAATCCGCTCCACAGTCTACGCCAAGTGAAATGATTCTGCCTGCTACGGGAAATGACGATACAGAAAAGCCTTGTGGGGAAAAGAAAGGTCATAATATTGTTCAAATGCTTGTCGGCCTTTTTATCTGCTTTGCCATCCTTTGTGCTGGTTTTTTCGTATTCTCTAAGAAAACAAATAAAAATCTTCAAGATACGCATACGCAAACAAAAACGAGCGATACTTACCATTCTTCAGGAAGCTCCTCCACCTCGTCCAGCTCTTATACGAAAAAGACGGACACGAACACCGCCCGCCATTCCGACGAGGACGCCTTTTACTGTGCACAGTTGATTGTAGAGGACTATCTGAAAGCGCCGTCCACTGCAAAATTCTGCAAGCTATCGGATGCTACCGTGACCCATTTGGGAAACGGTGAGTATATGGTCACAGGCTGGGTGGATGCGGAAAATTCCTATGGAGCCATGATCCGCAGTGATTTTGTTGTCACCTATACCGCCACCGAAAAAGGCTTTAAAAACGGGAACGCCATAATCGGATAAAGATTGAAAAAGACCGCCCTTCCGGGCGGCCTTTTCTTCGCCTCTGCTCTTGACTTTTGCCAGACAAAATGCTATGATACTTATGCCAGACAAAATAGGAGGTGATCATCCCCATGTCTGCCGCAAAGCTGGGCCGTCCCACAGACAACCCTCGCCCTCACAAAATCAGCATCCGTATCAATGACCGCAGCCAGCAGATTTTAGAAGCCTACTGCCGGGAGCAGAACGTCACGAAAACGGAAGCCATTGAGCGCGGGATCACCCTGCTGGCGACCGCCAAACCGATATAAAATTTCCCCATGCTGCTCTATCTTGCCGGACGGACAGCATGAGGAAAACGGCAAATATCCGCAGGGACTCGCCAAATTCATTATGGCGCGGGCCTTGTGAAAAGTCAAGTATTCTGTCAAAAAGCCCCTTGTCAGCGGCTGGTACAATAAAGATAGAATACTGGAAAGATCAAGGAGGAATCCCCAATGCTCAAGAGTTACTATTTCGACGCGGCGGCCCACGAACCGCCTTCCCCTGCCGCGATCAAGGCGTTCACCCGCGCCCTGCCCCTTGGCAACCCAAGCGCCCTTCACGCCTGCGGCGTTGCCGCAAAGATCGCCTTGGAGGAAGCCCGCGCCTCCATCGCCCAGGACCTGAACTGTCTCCCGGAGGAAGTTTACTTCACCAGCGGAGCAACGGAAGCCTGCAACTGGATGATGAAAAGTCTGAGTGCCTACACCGGCAAGCTGGACTTCCCCCGCCATTACGAGCACCACTCCGTTTTGGAATATCCCCCCGTGGATCATCCCCACCGCACAGACCGCACCGGCTTCACCCACATGATGGCCAATAACGAGACCGGCGAGACTTACGACATTCTCTCCAGACGGCGAAACGCCCCCAACGCCCTGTTCGCCTGTGACGCGACGGCGGCGGTCGGCCAGATCCCCGTGGACTTCAAGGCCCTTGGCGTGGACTATCTGGCTTTCGGCGCTCACAAGTTCGGCGGCATCTCCGGCATCGGCTGTCTGATCGTCAAGAAAGACACGCCCCTGATTTCCATGATTCGCGGCGGAGATCAGGAGTGGGGCAAGCGCGGCGGCACCGAAAGCGTGGCCCTCGCCTGCGCCATGGCAGCGGCCCTCCATGAGCGCATGGACAATATGCTCTCCAACATGAAGCGGATCGCCCGTTGCCGCGACCTGCTGATTTCCTATTTGTTGAGGTTCGTCCCGGATACCTATGTCAACGGCCCCTATACCCCCGGTGACGTGCTCCTCCGTCTCCCCGGAAACGCCAACCTCTCTTTCCTTGGCGTGGAATCGCAGGCCCTTGTCATGGCCCTGTCTGCGGAGGGCGTGTACGCTTCCTCCGGCTCCGCCTGTACCAGCGGGGAGGCTGACGGAAGCTATGTCCTCCGGGCCATGGGCTACCCCGCCAACCGCGCCCGCTCCGCCGTCCGTTTCACTCTCCCCTATACCGTCACCGAGGATGATATTCTGGGCGCCGTCCCTCTGATCGTCAGCGCCGTGGAAAATCTCCGCCGCCTGACCCCTACCCCCTGATACCCGCCTGTTTAACTGGAAAGGACTGATTTTATGGGAAGAACCTCTGCGCAGGAGCGCCGGGTCATGTCGGCCTTAGACTCATGGCTCCGCAACGTGCAGGCCAGCGGCGCGGCGGAACGCACCGTCACCGCCTACGCTGCCGTCACAAACAGCTTTTATTCCTTCCTCGTGGAAAGCGGCCTTTCCACCGAGGAACCCACCTTCACCACCATGCAAGCCTACCGGGATCACCTCTTTGACCGTGGCCTCTCCCCTGTCTCCGTCCGGTATCATCTGGTGGTCCTCCGCTCCTTCTTCACCTACGCCAGCTCCCCCGAACTGGGCGAGGATCGCTTTTATGAGCAAAACCCTGTTTCCCTCTACCTGATGCCCTCCCTCCGCAAATTGGGAAAGCGCCCCTATGACGTGCTGCTCACCGATGAGCAGGTCTGCAAGCTCTGGAGGGATTCCCCAGTCCGCACCACCCACCCGGAGAACTGGCCCCGGAATTACGCCATCGTGATCCTGCTGCTGACCACCGAGCTGCGCAACGCCGAACTGCGGGCCTTGACCCCGGCGGACATCGACTTGGAGGAAGCCGCCCTCCGTGTGGAACACGGCAAGGGCGATAAATTCCGGGTGGTGGACCTGCCAGACATCGCCGTGATTGCCCTCCGCCATTACATTGCCAGCGGCATCCGCCCGGATGATCTCCCGGATACCGCCCCCCTGTTCGGCACCCTCCGTTCCGGGGAATGGAAGGCCGGCACAAAACAGTGGCTTTCGGAGCTGGTGGAGCGTCACGTCCGTTCCGTCACCGGCGTTCCGGACATCCGCAGCCACGATCTCCGCCATGTCGGCTCCCGCTTGGATCTCAACTCCGGTATGCCCGAAAACGAACTGCAAGCCAAATTGGGCCATGCCAGTCCCGTCACCACCCAGCGTTATTCCGGGCGGCTCATGGACCGTTCCGGCCGGAAAAGCGCCAAGAAGGTCTTTGCCGAACGGGACTTGCAAGCCAAGCGCAGTGCCGACAAACTTGCCTCCTTTTCCGCCTGATCCCTCAACATTTACCCTGAAATCAAAACACACGTCCGTGCGTTACTTCGCATGGGCGTGTGTTTTTATCGTGCGTTTTACGAAAGAAAGGACAATTTACTATGATTTACGGCTATATCCGCGTCTCCACCGACAAGCAGACCTTGGAAAATCAGCGCCATATCATCCTCAATTACTGTGAAGTAAATGAGCTCCACATAGACGGCTGGATCGAGGAAACCATCTCCGGCACCAAGGCCCCGGACAAACGAAAGCTGGGCCAGCTTCTCCGCCATGTCCAGCCGGGAGACACCATCCTCTGTTCCGAGATTTCCCGCCTTGGCCGCAGCCTGTTTATGGTCATGTCCATCCTCTCCCTCTGCATGAGCAAGCGCGTCAGTGTCCACACCATCAAGGACGGCTTTGACCTCAGTGACGATCTCCAATCCAAGGTTCTTGCCTTTGCCTTTGCCCTTGCCGCCGAGATCGAGCGTCAGATGATCTCCCAGCGGACGCGGGAAGCGCTGGACCTCCGCCGCAGTCAGGGCGTCACCCTTGGCCGTCCAAAGGGTGCTTTGGGCAAGCACACCAAACTCTCCGACTATGAATCCACCATCCGCGTTCTGATCGAGCAGGACAATTCCTATGCGGAGCTGGCTCGATTGTTCCATGTGGACCGTTCCACCATGAAACGCTTCTGCGATGCGCGGGACATCAAACGCCCCTTTTCCCGCAGCGCCGCCGGTTTCATTTCCAACGTTGCGGGATAACCCCCTCTATTTCGCCCGGAAACGCCCTCAGACGCGCTCCACCGCTTTCCTATCACTCCGTATACCGCCTGACCCGTCCTCGCGTTCCTGTGCCCCTCCCTGTCCGCCGCCGTTGCCATTTATAGGCTGTTTGGACGCAACAGTTGATGGAAAAAGTTTTCTGCCTGCCGCCGGATTTCACGCTTTTTCGGCACGGCGGCTGTGGTACACTGACCGTAGAAAGGAGGAGACGATATGGAGCATCTGGACCCGGAATACCTCTGCCTGTTTCACGCCATTACGGAGACCATTGAAGAACTGGAACGGTTAAAAGCAGACCTGATGGCCGCACAGCGCAGAGCGGAAGCCCTGTACGTGGAGCGCACGGATTGACCGTGCGTTCCTTTTTTACGTTGCGTCCAATTGGCCGATAGTTTGGAGGTGGTGTAATGGCATACGAGAAAACCGTGTGGGTCAACGGTCAGGCCCCGGCGCTGGACGCCGACCATCTGAATAAAATCGAACAGGGGATTGCGGATGCGGTCAGCGTTACGCCGCAGACGCTCAGTTCCGAACAACAGTCGCAGGCCCGGACGAACATCGGGGCGGAACAAATAGGCTTGAATGCGTTCAAAACCATTTATGTTTCCCCCAGCGGGAACGATAACACCGGTGATGGCAGCCAGAGCAAGCCGTTCCGCCAGGTTCAGAGGGCCATTGATTCTTTGCCAAAAAATCTTGGGGCAAGCGAAATTAAAATCAGTGTCGCCGCTGGTGAATATGCCGGATTTAAAATCGCCGGTTTTTTCGGGACTGGCTACCTGAATCATTACGCCATTTCCATCATAGGCGAGGATCGTGAAAGCACAATTGTTACTGGTGGCATCGAAGTCTCATCGTGTATGTGCTTCGTTCTGATCAGCAAATTCACGATCAAAGGGGCAACTTCCGGTTCTAACGTAGCGGCTTTGCATGTACATGGTATCCAGGTTTATGATGTCGCCTTAGTTGGCACTATGGCCGTCTTTGGGGTGTGGTTTGATTCATGCACATGGGCAAGCATCTACTATTCAGAAGTTTCTGATAAAAGCAAAGCAGGCATCTCCGCAGACGGCACAACGCTATACTGTGGACGTGTAAGCGGAACGAATAATGCGGTTGCGATCAATTCGGGTTCCTCCAGTTCCGGGTTTGGTGGAATTGTTGTTGGCTATAACTGCACGATTGACGGTACAACTAAGTATAAAAAGGACTACGGCGGCATCATTTTCATGGACGGTGCATTGGTGTGAACACTTGCATCTGTTGTGGGGCTATCATCCCCGAAGGCCGTCAGGTGTGTCCTCAGTGTGAGAGACGGTGGCCGGAGTTCTGAAAAAAAGCCGGAGGGGATTTCCCTCCGGCTTTTCAAAATGTGGGCCACGTTCGTTGACAGATCGGACAGACCTGTAAGCCTTCGGGGATGATGGCTCCGCAGCATACGCAGGTGTTTTCCATAGAGCCACCCCTTTAATCTGCCAACTTGGTGTATTTTACCGTGATACAGGCATCTGTATAACCGGCAAAATCTTCAGCAAATGTGACAATTTGAGCTGTTCCTACCCCTGTCGCGCCAATAAGAATTACGGTATTCCAGTTCGGACCAGACCCTGCGTGG